AATAAAACAATTCAATGAAAATTTTAAGAAAAATTTACACGAAAAAAGATTTTTCTTAAACATGGGTCATATATGTAATGAAGTCAAGGATCAATTGATAAAGCTATATCCTGTAGAAGGACCTACAATCTTACAATCTAGTAATATTAATTTTGAGGATTTTAAAAAATTTTGTGAAGTAAATAAAATACTGAATATAAGTAGTCCAAAAATTTTATCAAAAGATTGTGTTGATAATGGCGGTATGCCATGTGATTTTCGCTACTTTAATTTCTTTTTAAAGACCGATCCTATGATATCGCCTTTACTAAATGAAGTTCATGAGCATATTACCTATTCACTGACAGGTAAATCTAAAAAAATAGCTGGACATATGAATGTTTATCCCCAAGGATCTTTCATTGAACCTCATCGTGATAAAGCACCAAATAGACAATTTTTATCATTGATGTTTTTAAATTTCGGAAGAACCAAAGAACAAGGTTCCTTAACAAGATTATTAATAGAAGATGATGTAATTGAAATCGTCCCCGATATTAGTCAAGTTCTTGTGTTAGAAAGTGATAAATTTGATTATATTCATGATGTAACAGAAAACCTATCAGAAGATATACGATACACCATATACGCACCTATAGAAATCGTGTAAGTTGTTGATTTTCAAGCACTTAGACGGGGACTTGACAAAAGTCCCCGTTTTTGTTATATTTCATATGTACCCTTCAATGAGGAGATTATGAATCCCGACCTGGTGGATCCCAAGCTCTGTATCTGTGGTGAATGGATTGAGGCGGACGAGGAGTTTTGCACGCCTGAGTGTGAGAATGATTACTACGAGGTTCAGGCGCTGGCTCATTATGAAGGACAGCAGGTGATGGTATGATTCCAATCACCAGCATTCACAATCCTGCCATCACGGTGTTGGGTGGCAAGACCATTGTGATGCCCACGTGGACCGTGGTGCCTGATGGTACCACATTGGATGACATTGATTGGATTCGGCCAGTTCAAGTGAAGGCGCAGGTGAAGAAGAAGCACGTGGGAAAATACATTGTGGAAATTTATGATAACGGGAAGGTGACATGCGATTGCCCTGGATTTACCTATCGGAGAAAGTGCAAGCACTCCGCGGAGTATTTGGTATGACGGATGGAATGTTCATTCAACGCCAGATACATAAAGACGAGCTGTATGAACATTGCATTAGTTGTAAAGAATTAACTGGTACACCAAAAACTCTTGACATTCAGCAACGATTGTATTACATTGAAGGTGCAGGCCAAATGTGTCGTGATTGTTGGGAAGCCCTCTATCCATCAAAGGAGACCACGTATGACGAGCTTAGTTAAGACCAATGACCTGAAGAAGGGAACCCGTGTGAAGCTAGCGAACGGTTGGTATGCCACTTTGGTGGACAATGCACGTGGTAACACTCGCATGGCCAATGTGGAAGGTTATGTCACGGAGATTGGCAGTGTGTATGCTCATGACATTGTAGAGGCGAGCATTGCTGATGCCTGGGTCACCATTTCACACACGCCACAGCAACAGCAGATGCGTCAGGCTGTGAAGACCTGGGGGTTCTAATGTCTGCCATTGGATTGTGGTTGAGTCGTGGAAACGCAGGCTGGGTGTCGGCTGCTATTGGATTCATTATAATCATATTTTTAGTAATTACAGAGGATTAAAATGGGATTATTCGGTTCAGGTAAAGAGCGTGATGGACGTAGAACTAATGTGGATATCACAGGTATTCTAGAACTCCATCAGAAATTTTTGAATGGCGACGAGGATGGTGTTGTTGCTAATTTCATGAATACCAATCTTGCCGCACAAGATTTTTCAGGTGTGAACCTTCGGTATGCTGACTTTCGAGGTGCCAATTTAAATCAGGCAAATTTCACCAATGCTGATTTAACAGGTGCCAATCTTCAAGGAGCTAATATCCGAAACGCCAATTTCACAAAGGCGTTGCTTCGATATGCAGATTTCACTCATGCAGTATGTGTAGGAGTAAACTTCACAGGTGCTGATATGCGAAACAGTGAATTGGTAAAATGTGATATGCGAAAGTCTGATTTCACACAAACAGATTTGCGTGAGGTGACTATTCGACAGGTGAATTGGGCAAATGTAAATCTTACTAACTCCTTGTTCTGGTAATAGAAATGTTATTCAAGGTATCTGTGGTGTTGGTGTGTTTGTTTGCCATCGTGGTATTGATATCCGCCATGTATGCTCATATCAGCCTACACTTAATCAGGAAGGATGAGGAGAGGGATATTTCATAATGGACTTTGGACTTAGCATTTTCATTGGTAGCTGTATCATCATTCTAATCTTGGAGATTGTACACAAATGAGCAAGTGGGATTATCTGGATGAGGAATATGAGGACTTCCAGAGCTGGGAGCCTATCCGAAAGAACGGTGAGGCTGTGGGTGGTTTGACTGACCATATCCGAAATGTGGAGCCTAATAGAAATGGGGCTCATAAGCGGAATCGTGAGATGGCTCGCAAAATGAAGGAATATATTGAGCAGTAAGTGGTGAAGGGGAGCTTGACAAAGGCTCCCTTTCATGCTATATTACATTAGTGAAATCTCTGAACGATTTCACATCACAACATATAAGGCCCAGAGCGCCTTAGGAGAATAACATGACACGAACGCCGCATCCGGTAGTTGCTAATCATTATAATCAATATTTTTCATTCAATTCCGATAGTGATTGGATGACCATTGAACAGAGATTCGACAATTTACATTTGGATCCTGTTACCATTCAAGAGCTTGCCAAGAAGCTCCGGCAATATTTTTCAGCACGAAACATTCATAGCTGGGATGATTTGACTCAACATCTCCCAATCGGTCGAACCGATGCTGATGCACTATATCTCGACCAGGCGCGTATTCGCCACACACTCCAACGCAGTGTAGAGGTTGAGCACCTTAAGAAAATTCTGAATAACTTCAAGACAAACCGTGTGGTTGCTGTTCATTGGTATCGTGATGAGAATGGCCACAAGGTTGTGTGGGATGGTCAGCATACCATTCTTGATTTATATTTCACAGCAAAATATGTGTTCAACCTCGAGGACCTACACATTCTTGTTCCCAATGTGTATTTTCCCCACACCACGCCTGAGGCCCGTGATGCCTATATTAGCAATGGCAGCGCCGAAGGCAAGGAATGGATTTCTGAATTTGAAATGATTCGTCAGCAGTTCATGGCTGTGGAAGAGGCACAGAAGTTTCAACAGCGCCCAGAGCCTGAGCATTTCCGAATCAATTCACGCCTGTGGTTGATGCTTGAAAAGGGATTGCATCTCACACCTTTCAAGGATAAGGATCGCTATCATTATCAGACCAATGGGATGTTTGGTCGTATCCCAGAGTTCAAGGATAAGAGCGACAAGAATCACGGTGCCTTAGAGAATTATGTCACCTGGTATTCTCAGCAACAGCAGGCACGCCCCATGATTCACTGGAATGCCATTATTCCTTACAAGTATTTCCAAATGATGTATAAGAATACCGGGGCACCTTTCCTTCAGGATGAGATTCAGCAGCTTCTGGTGTTCACCAAGAAGTTTCAGCATGATTTCGAAGGTGTTGCTTGGGAACGTATCGTCAAGCAGGTCTATGATGCCTGGCATCAGCGTGTGGTGTATCCTGTGAATCAAACGTCACCTAAGATGCAAAAGAATGAACACATTTACATGAATGTGCTTCATGGATATCTTGAGCATGTGTGTCAGGCTGATATGCGTTTCTGGCTACCGAGTACTAAATTGAATGAAGGATATGTACTCACCAAGTCGGACTTCAAAGGACTACGATAATGTGGCGTATTCCTGAGCAGGATCAATTGAAAATTGAACGCTTAATTAAAGAACAACGCGAGATGTTGTGTCGAGCCTGTGGGCATCAAGGATTAACCATCTATCAAGGACCTGGGCAAGATAGTTTATGCCGAGATTGTCAGCTGAAAGATGCTGAATATGAATGGGGATTAGGATATCATGGTCGATGGCACACATATCATCGCAGTTGGGAATGTAGCATGTGTCAGTATGACCCACGACAGGATGTTCGATTGCTCAAGAAAGATTGGACGCCACAGAAACAAAAGGCGTTATGGAGCAGTCAATTGATTGGAGACCATATCATTCCCAGAAAGTCAGGCGGTGCTGACACACCTGACAACATTCAAACGTTGTGCTGGGTATGTAATGCTGTGAAAAGTATGGAGAACAATGATTGGAGTTCTCAGGATGTTCTTAATCGAATGGATCCTCTTTTCCGTCCCCAACACCAACCGGCAGGTAAAAAGAAAGGCATATAAACAAGATGCTCGTACCCCTCAGGATCTAAGCACCACTTCCTGGGGGGTTTCCTGCGTAGTCCCAATGAGATTTTCATTTTGCTTCGAGGTGAGTGACGCATATTATAAAAATGATGATGCTCACCTCGGCGTACTCTCATTGCCAATCCTATCTTTCGTTTATGTGTATCGGATAATCCTTTGGCGTTAGGATTTTTATATCCTCGTTTTGCCTCACGAATACGCTCTAAACCTTCAGGTGTGTGTCCTGTCCATGATTTCTTTATATCTTCAATGATATTATATTTCATTCGTTCACAATATCGTCGAGCATCCTGAATGGTATGAAATTGCATCAGGAATTCATCTCGAGGATATGTTGTTCTATGCTCCCGAGGTGTTGTTTCTGTGATTCGTACACCATCTGATGCTTGATATAGAAATATCATGTTTCAAGTAAACGAATTAATTTACGGTTATGTCGTTGAAACATTCGTACAGTTTGGCTGTGATTGCCATAACTATCTAGAAAATATATTGTAGAAATTTTGGTTTGTAGAATTGCTGCTGTACAATTTGCACAAGGAGTATGTGTCACCACAAGGATGCAATCTTTCAATAACCAAAACTTTTCCCACCAAGAAAGCTTATTCAATGCATTCATTTCAGCATGAATGACATGGGACAACGTGACGTTGTTGTGTTCCATGGTGTTATCTTCACCTTCAGGTGTGCCATTATATCCTAGCGTGATGATTCTGCGTGTAGGAACGTGCCAAATGACACATCCCACCCGGGCACGTGAGGCTCGACTCCGTGCAGCTAATAGCCTTACGGTTCGAACACAAAAGTGCAAATCACCTGGATGCATCAATTACCCCACCAGCGATACATTCCTAGCAAATCAATACCACACCAAATGATATTGATAAGAAACAAAGGGACATCACGCTTCAAATACATTTGATGCAGCATTCCGGCGTGTCCAAAGAACAAAAGAAAATAACTAAATGACATGGGCACAGGTGCACGGCCTGCCAAGAGCAAACCACCGATAACTAAAATGATGACAGCTGCCCATTTTCTTGTGTGTATTCGGTGTTCGGCAGTTTCAGAAAGAGAAATGGGTTTCAAGTGGAGAAATTTCATTTTGGATTCCATAATGAGGAGAAATACTGAACAAGTGTGTAACATGCAGCCAATAGCGAAAGAGATAAAATTCCTAATAATAAAATAGGAACATATATTAGAGAAAATATAACATGGCGCATAGAGAGATACAAGTGCGGGTGGAAGTGCGGGAAAAAGTGCGGGAAAAAGTGCGGGAGAAACTGCGGGTGTTTCATGAAGTGTGTGCGGGTCACGTTATCCTAACCGAAAACGTGGGAAATAAAATTAAAATGTGTATTGACAAATGTAAAAAATTCTATATATTATATATATTATCACTCAAAACAGGAGATGCTATGGGAAATAATGGTGCGCGTTCAGACAGGGAAATGGAAGCTTTGATTCGAAAGATGAGAAAGCAGGTCATGAAACGCCCAGGTTCCAATCAGGATGATGATGAGGTTGTGGGAGAACACACACAACGCCGCTACGTAGATACTCAAGGAGAGAAGGATGTTTTGGTCCAAGACGCCTCAGCCGATGAGATTTTCCGAGAGATGAAGCGCCGCGATTTCTAAATCCTAAAATGTGTATTATGGTTTTTGGCTAGCGCCGGCGAGCGCATCCCTATGCGCACATATATGCGCACCCCTATGCGCACTACCGGAGCTAACCTGATTCCCGAAAAAAATATTCGGAATTCCTAAAATAACACCTCGGTTGAGAACGATTCTCATCCGAGGTTTTCCACATCACAAATCCAGTTTTCCACATTTTCCATGTGGAAAACTTTTTCCACATCACATTCCTGATTTTCCACATTTTCCATGTGGAAAACTCCTGTTACAAATCCGTTACAAATCCGTTACATTTCAGGTATTGACCATTTCTGCGTTTTATAGTAACTTGGTAGCATACTCAACAAGGAGACAGAATGGACAACGCTACGCCGCGCTATGTTGTGATTCAGGATGGTCCTTCATTCCATCCGACGCAGGGATACCGCCGACGCTGGGCCATCTGCGATACCGTCACCGACTTGGTGGTGGATGGCGGATTTTTCTCTAAGGATGCCGCCGAAGATTACCTCAACAAGGAATACACGCGATGAATGGGTTCGACGATTTCGACACGCAGCAACAGGCGGAAGAGGTGTACCGGGATGAGTCGCTCTATGGCGGCAAATATCATGGTCCATCCAATGAGGCAGGACTGACCAATAAGGAATATTGGGAATCCTATAATGAATGGCAGGACGAGCAGGAACGTCTCCGTGGTGAATGGTAACGGTTGAGAACGATTCTCAACCTTAATGAGTCCGTTACAATTCCGTTACATTTCAGGTATTGACCATTTCTGCTTTTTGCAGTAACTTGGTAGCATACTCAACAGGAGATAAGATGACCAAAACCAAGACCATTGACCTCACACCTACGTGGCAGGGCATCCTGCCCAGTCTTATTGCTCTGCTAAACAGCGACAGCCTCAAAGGTCGCCAAGTGGCCGAGTCAGAGCTTCGCCGGATGGCGGGGCTGGCTGATGGGTACGTCCAACTTTCCAAGGAGAATCGCTAATGGCTACGCGCAGCTTCATCATCCGTCAGAGCAACAACCCTGAGGCTGGTCCCCGCTACACCGGCATCTATTGCCACTGGGATGGATATCCGCAATATGTGGGCGTGATGCTCCGCGACCATTATTCCCACGACGGTGAGCTTCAGGTGCTTCTGGGTCGTGGCAATATCAGCTCCTTGCTCACGCCGGGTGGTCGTGACCTGGGTGGCAATGATGGCGAGTGGAAGACGTTCGGCGAGCCTTCTGTCCAGTTCGATTTCCTGAGTGATATGCTCGGTCACGCCGATGGCTCAGGCTGCGAGCATGCCTATGTCTGGGATGCGTCGGCGCGTGTCTGGGAGCATTATGACCTTCGCCGCAATCCCAAGAGTCTGGACGGTGTGGAGAGCGTGGTGGAACTGGCTCGGCACGCCGCTGAAATGGGGATGGCATAATGAATGAGCACTTCCTGTTCCTGAATGCGCTTCGCCGCACTGGTGAGGTGAATATGTTCGGCGCCGCGCCTTGGCTGGAGGATTACTTTCTCCTGGACAAGCGTGAGGCCAGAAAGACGCTCATGGCGTGGATGCAGTGGGCAGACAACAATCCTTCCAACCTGGAGAAGTGATGATTAGGACCACCGTGACGTTCGTGGATGCATCGGAGCTGTATCACAACCTGGGCCTGACCGATGACATGGTCCGGCACGTGGACCAGACAGGGTTCAGCAACGTGTCCTTCGGGGATGCGGATATGACCCTGGTGGGCAATGTGTTCGCCTTGGATTGCATTTGGGAGGGATTGCAGGATTATTATCAAATGATGGACGAAGCAGAGGATCGGCGCGCCGCCAATGAGTTGAGTTGGGTCATCCCGGAGCAGCTCTATACTCTGGAGACGTTTGCTGAGAAATATTGGCAGCTGGTGGGCGAGGCGGATTACATCAACCTGGAGGGATGAACAATGGCAAAGGTGAAAACGCAAATGGATCTGGTGGCTGAGGCGTGGGTGAAGTTTGAGCGCGCGCTCTATGCCAGCAAGGGCACTCACACGCCGGATGGCTACTATGTCTCGCTCTGGGACCTGGAGTGTGCCATAGATGACCTTCGGGATGAAATGATTCAGGCAGGGATTATTGACCCAGAAATGCTTCAGGAGGAGCTATAATCATGGATCAGCACAAGGAGACCCCATTGGATGAGGCGCTTCAGGATTGGGTGAAGTTTGCCCAGGATCAGCGAACCCAGCTGGAAGAGCTGATTGCCGACAAGTTGCTGGACTCCGCCGAGTTTAGCGATTTGGCCCAGGTGTATTGGGATATGCAGAAAGAGTGGACCGAAACGCTCTCGGATGAGCAACTGCTAGAAACCGCGAAGGACCTGAACATTCACCTCGAGGAGAACACCTGATGCAACCGGATACGGTGGAATATCGCAATGCCATGAAGGAAGCCAAGGAGGAATATGAGGCTTGGCTGAAAAATAAGAAAAAGGACCATAAATGGACGAAGGAGAAATACCGCGCGCAGCGTCTGGCCAAGCTCCATATGATGGAGATGCTGTCCCAGGGGAGCAGGTAAGTCCATGTAAATCAACAACTTACAGGCTATTGACAAAGTGGTGAAAATCCATTAGATTGCATAGCATAACACTCAAGGAGACGCTGTGAAGCTTTTAGGAATCGCCAACACCAAGACCATGAAGGGCGAAGCACTGGGTTTTCGGACGTATATCATGCACCTGGCTCCCTCCACTCTGTCAGGCTATCAGGTCTGCCCCATGGCTTCGCCGGGGTGCGCGTCGGCGTGTCTGAACCTGTCAGGCATGGGTCGTTTCAGCAACGTCCAGGCGGCGCGTATCGCCAAGACCCGGCTCTTCTTCGAGGATCGGGGGTTGTTTATGTTCACGCTCCTGAAGGAGATTCGGGCGGCGATTCGTAGCTCGTTGAAGGCGGGTCTCACGCCGGTATTCCGGTTGAATGGTACCAGCGATATTCGCTGGGAGACCATCTCGGTGTTCGCCGATGGGTTCTGGCATAACAACATCATGGATGCGTTCCCCACGGTGCAGTTTTACGATTACACCAAGATTCCCAACCGTCGCAACATCCCAGCCAACTACCACCTCACGTTCTCACGCAGTGAGGTGAACGAGCTGGAGGCGTTGCAGGTACTTAGCTCTGGCACCATGAATGTCGCCGTGGTGTTTGACCAACTCCCGAACAAGTGGGCGGGCGTCACGGTGATTGACGGCACGGAGACGGATCTCCGATTCCTGGATGAGCGCGCGGTCGTGGTGGGTCTGAAGGCGAACGGGAAAGCCAAGAAAGACCAGACGGGGTTCACGGTGTTGACTAGGAGGGTGGCGTAATGCGTAGCTACCGGATTGTTCTTCACTACACGGATGCTAGTAAGATGAACGGACACCCAGAGACCTGGGATTGGTGGGAGTTACTGGACATCGGGGTGGACGAGGTGTTGAGCGTGGAGTTGGTGGAAGACATGGAGACGCCATATCATCACCAGGAAGAAGTGGAGATGCACGGTGTGTACCAAGACGAGATAATGGAGAAATGAGAGAAAAAGCAAAAGGGAATAAGGGGGTTATTCTCCAGGAGCTGACCAGATTGAATGTCTCGATGGTGTTTCGATGGTGTTGGTGTTGACCTTTTTCGTGTATTTCGTTATATTGCAAAACACTCTAAAACAGGATATACCATGAGTCTCCAGATTAAGCGTCGCGGTCGTCCTTCGAAGGCTATGCTCGCCGAGCGTGCCAAGCTCACCATGAAGAAGGCTCGCACCGATGTCGAGGTGTTGACTGACCTCAAGGATCGTTTCGAAATGCTGGGCAAGCTCACGCAGGGCGCCACCCAGAGCAACATCCGTAGCATGGTGGTGACGGGTGCCCCAGGCGTCGGGAAGACGTTCACGGTCACGCAGACGCTCTCCAAGATTCCCGAGGAACGCCGTGAGTCGGTGTCCGGGGCCATCTCGGCGGTGGAACTCTACAAGCTCGGGTATCGTATGCGCAAGCCGGGTTCCGTGATTGTTCTGGATGACGCCGACTCCATCTTCACCGACGAGGATGCACTCAACATCCTCAAGGCGCTGTGCGATTCGTCGCCTGTGCGGCGTGTCTCTTGGCTCAAGGACTCGGCGACTCTGCGGCAGGATGACGTTCCGCAGTGGTATGACTTTCATGGATCGTTCATCTTCATTAGCAACCTGGATTTCCAGAAGTACGTGGACGAGGGCGCCAATAAGTATGTGAAGCATTTCGAGGCGCTCATGTCACGTTCCCTGTATCTGGATCTCCGGTTGCATGACCGTCAGGCCATCCACTTGTGGGTTGAGCACGTGGCGACGGCCGGTAAGATGTTCCAGCGCGAGGGCGTCACCGATGCAGTAGGCAAGAATATCATGCAGTTCCTCAAGCAGTATCGTGACGACCTGCGTGAGTACTCACTGCGTACTGTGATGAAGCTCTGCTCCCTCGCCAAGACGCATCCCCAGGACTGGGAGCGCATGGGTCGTGTCCTTCTTCTGCGAGGTGTGTAATATGGATAGGAATCTTCGTCGTCAGGCACAGCGCATATTGCAGGAAGGTTATCAGATGCTCGGTGATGCCAGCATCTATCGGTTCCAATCGGACGTTGAGGCGATTCGCTCCTGGGAAATGATTCTGGAGTCGGCGTATCGACTCGAGGTGGAGCTGCTCAGATAACCAGGATGAAAAACCAGGTAGGGAAATCTCTAGTCTACCTGGTTCTGTAAGGCGACATAAACCCCCGATGTGTATATTCCTTTCTCTACATTTCGGTATGAAAACTCTGGTGTTTTCTTGAATTCCCTATTAGAAAAATTTTTCCCAGCAAAATCCATGACCCTAGGTGTCCTCGTTTCTCTATTGTTTTTCGTGACATTTCCCATCGTATTCTCTCATCTGTTATCTCAGTTACCCCCGAAACTGGTGGTACATCTCATCACTCTGTCATTGACAATCGTGTGGACAAGTGTTATCATGATAGTAGTGTTGTTTCTCTCATACATTTGGAGGGTGTTTCCATGATACGTCGCACCATTCTCATCTGTTCTGTTATCTTCATGTCAGCATGTTACATCCCCTATTTCATGGCTCCAAACACCTCAGGATTCATTGTGCGTGTGGAATCTGACGGGGAATGGGAAGGTGTCATTGGGAATCAAGTGGTGTCAGGATTTGGGACCATGAGTTATCCTGTGGACATCACCTGGGGTACTGTATGCTGGGACATCAGAAAGCGATATTTCCTACAACCCGGGTTACTTCGTGCATTCCTGACATATCGTGATTATTATTCAGGAAGTACTGTTCATCCTCGATATGGTGACCAGGCGACAACTCAGGGAAGTCGGGTGTCAGGTTGTTACACGGTGCGATAAGATGCGTTTTCAACGAAAAAGCTATGTTTACACCTGCTTCACCAACCACTATAAATATTCCACGGTGGTGTATGCCAACAGTGTGAAACAGGCACGACAATATGGATATCGTGAAGCGTTGGCTGTGATGGGACGATGTGCCGTGATTCGACGAGATGTTGTGGAGGAGCAGAAATGAAAATACCTGATTTACTAGAAATTGCCGTGGCATGGAAACGTGCCGCCAATCCCACGGAAGAACAACAACACGTGGCAGAACAACGCATGAACATTTGCAATGACTGCGAACATAAAGAATTTCGAACATTGGTTCGGAGTTATGTGTGCGGTGCCTGTGGGTGTCCCTTGAATAAAAAAGTATATTCTCCCAAAGGAGAAGATGCCTGCCCGAAGAATAAATGGCATATTTAAACAGCAACATCCCGGTGATGAGTTGTCTTGTCCGGGCGGAATATCTTCAAAATCATGAACGAGGCCATGGGGAATTTTTCCCCTGTGTGGCATTTGGCATCATCAGTCGTCCGGGTGAAGTGACGTTGTTCAACATCCTCATGGAAGATGGCGGTGTCTGGTGGGGTGTTCCCATCAGCGCCTTGTGCTGGAAGGAATGTGAGCATCGTGAATTATCACAATTACAACTTTGGAACAATTTCAGTTACAACGTGGCAGTCACCACGTTTGCTGCATTATCGGGATTAAGTTGTGTCTATTATGATAGAGACAATCAGAAACATGCTGGAGAATATCTGTTCACGATAGATTGGAGTCAAGGAGATTACTCGGAACTTCGATATGGATATGCCGAAACGCCCGACAATCATAAATGCGGACATGTGATTCGTTTAGACTCAGGCCATTATGCCATTCAACCCAACAACAGAATGCGTTTCTTTGACCCGAGTTTCACCACGAAACGAGACCTCGTGGTCTCTCGTTTGATTAATCATCACACCTATCGTGTGGAGAATTCCCCTAAATATTCTACAGAAGATAGCAACCAATTCTATTACGACATCATCCAACATGGCAAAAGTTAACGAAGGCGACATCATGGAAGGGATTTTCTGTCTCGCCACAGGATTATATCTTGCCTATGATGAAATTGATAAAAAGAAGTTGAATGAACTTCGCACCATCATCAATCCCATGAAATTCATTGATGGGCATGAGGAAATCACGGTCATCAAGGATCACGTGGAGAACAAAGATTTGGTGAGTGTGGAATGTGTCATTCGATTAAAAGCCAAAAGCACAAGTGATGCCTTTGGTCCAGATTATAAAATTCTTTATGAAAATCAAAATGATATAGGGGGCATCAATCAAAAGATTGATACTCTGGTGAAAGGTGTGCAAACCAGTAATTTTGGTAAGCGATTGCTCGATACTAAAAAGAAATATGTGGAGAACAATACCAAAGAATTATTATATTTCCGTGTGATTGCCGATGGCATCGCCGGTGAAGTATCAGGCGGAGAAATCAAGTCCGATGTGGATGTCACCCTACAAGTGATGAATGCTCAGAAGAAAGTGATTGCCACTGAAAAGATTCCTTTCTCTGTGAAGTCTAAATCCAAGACGGTGTCCAATCTCAGTCCCTTTAATGGAATGAAGAAGATTGCTGAGGCGTTTAACATCTCCACAGCATTCATTGAAGAATATCGTCCCATCTTTGAACAACGTGCCATGACGGACACGGAAAAAGAAGCCGTGAACAAGGCCATCAGTGCCATCTATAATAAACTAGGTGAACACATGGTGAAGAAGTCAGGTGATGTCATGTTTTCAAAAAATGCCATTGAGTTCATTTCCAAAGAGGTGTTTGGTAGTGACCTTGCTGACCTAGTGGATATTGATGGAGGAAAAATCAAAGAAATTCCTAAGAGTGTGTTTGATAGTATGATTCGCACCATGAAGTTTGAAGCTGTGAAATCAGGTAATAACATCAAGTTCATGGTGAAGGGTAGCACCAGTTTGATGCTATTTTCCACTCGTATTAAAATCCGAACCTCTGCCTCAACCGGTGCAGTAGAACGTAAATTCTATATCGAGGCCGGTAATTTACTTTATAAAAAATAGACTTGACAACAATAGAAAAAATATTATATTACATGATATCCAATTAGGAGATGATATGAAAGACATTTACCAAGGTCCTGTCTTTGAATTTTTAAAGAATGAGAGCTTGAATAACCGCATGGGCTGGGGTGGCAATGCAGGTTGTATTGATATGCTTACTGAAAATGATTTAAAATTTTCTAAAATTGGTACCACATTTATGCGGGAAACCATTTTACAGGCAGCTGCAGAAGAATCTAGACCCCTCACATTTGTTGAAACAGGAACCAACTATGGATCCTTTAGCTATCTGTTGTATGAAACCTTGGATGAATTTAAATTATATACGTGTGATTATGATGTAAAGAATCATTCACAACGCTGCGTTGATTTCATTAATTCGCATTATGAAAAAAATAATGTGGAATATTATCATACAACAGGAACAGAGCTTCTTCAAAAATTAAAACGAGATAATGTTCGTATAGATTTTGCCTGGTTGGATAGTGGTCATACCTATGATTGTTTAATGGAAGAGCTTATGTTAACTAAAAGATTACAACCTAGATATATTATGGTTGATGATTTTTGGGTAGTGAAATCTTTACAGAATGCTGTGTTTGACTTTATTAAAAACTCTAATTATAGATTTTATAGTTATTCCAATGTGCAATATCCGGTAGGCGCGGTTGCTGTATTAAAATACTATGTTCATGATGAATCGGAACTTGTTGACCCAATCAAATTAACCTTTGAGGAAATATGAGAACCTGTGCTCGGTGTAAGTCCATGATTCCTAGTAGTCGGCTGGAAGTGCTTCCAGACACACAAACTTGTGTGGGGTGCTCAGGTGTGCAGAAGTATGTGGGTGCCATGGTGTATGACCACAAGACAGCAGGTAGAGTGGTGTTCGTCCGACCTGAAAACAAGCAAGCTGTACATACTTTAACTCGTTTCGTGAATCGAGGTCGCTGATGAATATTCAAGTAACCCCTTCTGCATTATCAGAATTAGAAACTGCATTGGAACGAGAGAAATGCAGTTACGTAAGAATTAGTGTAATGCCAGGCGGCTGTTCTGGATTTAGATACTCCATGGGAATAGAAGAAGCCTCCAATGAAGATGATGAGGTAGTAGAAGTATCAGATAAAGTGAAAATTCTAGTAGATCCTTTTAGTAGTCAATATCTTAATGAATTAAATTTAGACTACATATCTACGATGGAAGCTTCAGGATTTAAATTCAATAACCCTAATGCAACAGGTGGATGCGGCTGTGGGAGTAGCTTCAGCGCCTGAGGATAAATTATGATTCGTTATGCAGACATTGTGGTAGATTTACAGGCAGGTGATACAGGCAAAGGGAAGGTATCCCACTGGTTGGCCAAGAACAATAATTATGATGTTGTGTTACGGTATAATGGCGGTGCCAATGCCGGACATACCATTTATCATGAAGGTAAGAAAATTGTTACACACCAAGTCCCAGTGGGAATATTTTACGGCATTCCTTGCGTGATTGGTGTTGGGTGTGTTGTGAATTTACCGAAGCTTCGTGAAGAAATTGAAATGCTGGAACAATTAGGATTTGATGCTCCCATCATGATTGATGCTCGGTGTCATATCACAACACAAAAACACCTTGATGAAGATAGTAGTGATACAAAAATAGGTACCACACGTCAGGGCATTGGTCCTACCTATCGTGACAAGTATGGAAGAACAGGAACCCGTATGCGTGAGTTTTTGAAATATAATAGTTGGGACCTGCCATATGATATGATTGATACATATCAATTCTTTCATAATGAACATCGTGACTTAAACATCCTCTGTGAGGGTGCTCAAGGATTTCAAATTGATATTGATTGGGGTGATTATCCCTATGTCACCAGTTCACATTGCACTTCAGGTGCTGTGGCATTGAATGGTGTGCCTCCTAGAACTTGGCGTAGTGTGTATGGTGTGATGAAGGCTTATGAAACATATTCAGGATTTAAATCTTATAATGATAAAGGTGACCAGGAACTTCTAGACAAGATTCAGGAAGCTGGACAAGAATTTGGAGCTACAACAGGAAGAAAGCGTCAGGTACGTTGGTTGCATCTTGATGATGTCATTCAAGCCATGTACATTAATGATGTCACAGACCTCATCATCAATAAGATTGATGTTCTTGAAATTGTAGGGATGTTTGGTGTTTATCACCGCGGTGTTCGACACACATTTAGAGATGTAAATGATTTTAAACGTTTTGTAGAAACACAGATACGAAAGGAATATAAACCTGAATTACGAACCATAGTTTGGTCTACAACGCCGGAGGGAGTATGAGAATTTTAGTGATGGGTCTTCCTGGCTCAGGTAAGACCACGTTATCAAAAGTGTTAGCCGAAAAGTTAGATGCTGTGTATTTAAATGCTGATGAAGTTCGCAAACAATATAATGATTGGGATTTCACCAATGAAGGTCGAGTTCGACAAGCACAACGTATGGCAGACCTGGCCTGGGTGGCAGAAGATTACGAAAAACACGTAGTAGCAGACTTTGTATGTCCCACTGAGGAAACTCGGAGACACTATTCTGCTGATTTTACCATCTTCATGGATACTATTTCAGAAGGGCGGTTTGAGGATACCAACCGAGCATTTGAACGCCCTATACATCCCGACTATGTGATTACCGAGTGGGGAGTTGTTGAGGATCAAGTAAAGGATATTATGTGGCGTATCAACATGGGTATTGCCTTTGACAACAAAAAGCCTACAGGACTAATGATTGGAAGATTCCAACCTTTCCATGATGGTCATAAGAAGCTGTTCGAGGAGATTTTGAAGAAGCAAGGACAAGTGATGATTATGGTTCGTGATACTCATGGCACTGATGAAAAGAATCCATTTGACTTCATCTTTGTGAAAAATAGAATTCATGAGGCATTAAAGGAATACAATAACAAATATATTGTCATTCAGGCACCTAACATCTGTGGTGTGTATTACGGAAGAGATGTGGGATATGAAGTTGAGAAAATTTCACTTGATGCCGAGATAGAAAACATCTCAGCAACCAAGATTCGTAAGGAGATGGGTAGGTAAATGGTTCATGTAAAACGGCATATTGCAAAATCCATTTCGTATAGGATACTAGGAAGTTTACAGACAGTAATAATAGGATATATTCTTACAGGTAGCATTTACATTTCATCCATCGCAGGTGTTGTTGAATTAATAATAAAGCCTATAATATACTTCATTCATGAACGTGTTTGGTATAAGTATATAAATTTTGGTTTAGAAAAAAAAGGTGACTAATGTATTGCATTATATCATTACCTAGAACAGCATCCACCTTCACCTGGCATCAAATTCATGCAGGGTTGGTGTTCTTGGATTTTAAAAATCGTAGTTCCTTTGCTAGCTCTATTTTCAATCCTAGATACAACACACCGGAACAGATACAGGAAAAATATGAAAAGGTTATAGTTGATTTACCTTTGATTAAAATCATTTCCAATCACAGTTGGGACATGGTAGAAAATATATTGAATAGTAAATATAAAACGGTTTTTATCAAACCTAAGGATATTCGAAGATATGTGTTAAAAAACGTTGTAGCCAAACAAACCGATTCTTATGCAAATAAAGATGTCCGATATCCTTACGTTGGTACATTGGTAATATCTGAACAGGAGATACAAGAACGATTAGATTATTACTATAAGCATATGAATTTTGAATCTAGGTGTGACTATAGTTTCTATGATTTAGATATTCTTAATAATCCATTCATGATAAATGAAGCATTAAATTTGCCTATTGTAAAAAATCAATATCGTTACAATCCATCTAAATATAGTGATGAAGAAATGTTACAGGATGTGAATCAGTTCAACCAGTTATTTGAGAGTGTTTATGAACGGCAAAGGTGATAGTCCTCGACCATTGAGTGTTAACAAGAAACAGTTTGATGATAATTGGGATAGAATTTTTAACAAAGCAGATGAATTAACTGCATTTTCACAGGAGATAGGATTATATGATGCACCCAAACGAAATGAAACTCACGAAGGAGAATTTCCCAGAATTGATGAAGATGGCAACAGAATTGAGTGGACAGCATGTTGAAGCCATCAAAGAACAAGCCACAAGACAAGGAGTAGAATATGCCACATCCGCATAAGAACCGACCACGCCGTGGTCGCAGAAAGATTGGTAGCAAGAAACGAAAGAACCGTTCCAATCGGAAGAAGCGCTAAGAAGTAATGCATACAGCAGAACATAGAGTAGGCATTTTTTTATCCGGCGGCATGGATAGTGCACTTCTTCTATATCTTGTGGCCCAGAAAACACCATCATGTATTCAACCATTCACGGTGCCTAAACATGATGGTGCGACCACATATGTGCAACCCATCATTGATTGGGTGATTAACAAAACCAACTCCTGTATTCATTCTCCCGTTGTGTTAGGAAATCCAGATTTATCGCATGAAATGATACTAGGTGATGCCATTAATCGTGTGGTGCGACACAATTTGTGTGATTCTTTTTACATAGGTGATAACAGTTATCCAGAAGATGAATTACCAGAGGGACCAAAAAGAATTCAGATGAAAAGTGAAAGAGCCATATATCCATTCTTTCATCTGACCAAGATTGACATCCTGAAATTGTATATGGAACATGATGTGATGGACTTGTTACCATTAACACACACCTGTACGGAAAGAGCTATTGGCCGCTGTCGCCAGTGTTGGCAGTGCCGAGAACGCGCCTGGGCCTTTAGAAAATGTGGTATTCAGGACTTGACTTCCACATAACAAAGTGTTATATTTCAGTATGACTTCAAGTGAGGTGTTATGCCACATCGTGTTGGGTACTGCTGTATCAATCTCACATTAGGTAAACAAAAAATAACTACTGGCCGGACGTTGCGCCAAGCTTCTTTCAAACAGGACACAAAGCTTGAACGCACGTCCTTGCTAGCCTTACAGAACGCGAAAGATTTAGTTACCATTCTAAAATGGAATGCCACAAATAGCGTCCAGGTATTTCGTATTGGTAGCAATATTTACCCATGGAATTCTGAATATGAAGTAACTGACCTACCTAATCATATGGACATTGTTGAACAACTACAGCTTGCTGGAGAAATTGTCAAGATGTCGGGTCAACGTGTAAGTTTTCATCCTGACCATTTTGTAAAGTTAGCGTCTAGTAAATCAGAGGTGGTCCGTAGGTCCATTCATGATTTACAACATCATAATCTGTTGTTTGACATGATGGGTATTCCTGTAAGCCATTATTATCCTTTGAACATTCATGTAGGTATGAATTATTCTCAGGACATTATTGACCGGTTCTGTGAGCAGTTTCAAAATCTAAACAGTGCTACACAACAACGGTTAGTTGTAGAGAATGATGACAAAGCCAACTCTTTTTCTGTGAAGCAATTGTACGAGGAAATTTATTCTCGTATCAAGACACCCATCACATTTGATTATTTTCATCACACATTTCACCCAGCTGGGTTGACTTCTCAACAAGCAGCTGAGTTGGCAGCATCTACCTGGGATACCACACCTTTGTTTCATTACAGTGAAAGCAAAAATTTAAACGAAAATGTGGAAGGTAATCCCCGAGCTCACTCCGACTATGCGTTCAAAAAGATTGATGATTATGGACTAAATATTGATGTTGATTTGGAGACCAAGGCAAAAGAACTAGCCTATTTTAAATATCTGGAGGTATTATGAAGCGTTGGTATCGTGACAAAAAGAAGGGCAAACTAGGTGGACTGTGTGCAGGATTGAGCGATATGTGGGAGATAGATGTCACACTAATACGTTTTGTGTGGGTGGCCGCTATTTGGACTCCATTCCCAGCAATATTAGGTTATGTTATAGCATGGTTCATCGTACCAGACAAGGAGGAACTCCATGCTACAACTACTACTGATACTACAACTCCAAGCACCAGCGGTAACAAAGAATTTCTTGCCGAGTAAAACACCACGCGACACTACACGTAATTACATTGTGATACATAATGACGGAGGAAATTTAAATGCCATTAGTACGAGACTGGTTCTCAGGACAAGAAAATTGGCATACCACTATTTCATACAACGTGACGGCTCCATACATCAATTTATGGATTTACGGTATGTCGCAAAACATGCAGGCATTACTTCCTGGAATGGTATATCAGGTTGGAACAATTTTAGTATAGGTATAGCATTACAGGGCGTAAATTTCATGGAATACACCTGTAATCAATATAAGGGCTTGAAAAAATTATTAGATTATATTAACTTACGGTATCCTGATTCAAACAACTATCCCATACTTACACATGCAGAAATTGCATGGCCCAGAGGGAGAAAACATGACCCAGGACCCAACTTTGACTTGAGGAAAATAAACAATGAACTTGACTGCAACCCCTGAAGAAAAACTTAAGCTACTTGATGCATTAAAGGAAATTTCCGCCAGTATGTCCCGTGTTGAGGCAGAACGAGACCTCATTAAAAATCTAAAGGATGACATTTGTGATGCTTTGCAACTGAATCGGAAGGTGTTGAATAAGCTGGCGCGCACCTATCACAAGGGAAATTTTAATGAAGAAGTGGAATTGCATAAGGATTTTGAAAAGCTTTACGAGACAGTAACTAAAAAGGTTCTATAATATGACGGTGAAGTTGGATTTTGATGATGTGTTGATTGTGCCACAATTCTCGGATATCACTTCCAGAAGCCAGGTGGATGTATCCACAACGATTTCAGGTCGTTGGGGAGCATCTATCACCGGTGTTCCCGTGATTGTTGCCAACATGGATGGTGTGGGTACGTTCAGCATGCATCATGCCTTGAAGAAATTCGGTGCATTTACTGCCATCACCAAGCATCACACCTTGGCAGATTGGGTGCATCAACAGGATGTCAGCCATGCGTTCATCACCATTGGCATGAATGATGGTGAATTGAACCAAGCAGATGCCATTATTAGTACCTGGAAGGACAGAATTCCCAACTTCATTCCAAAAATTGTCATTGATGTGGCTAATGGATACATGAATCCTTTCTATAATTTCATTGAAAAGGTTAGAGAATGTGTTCCAGATGCCTTCATCATGGCAGGAACCGTGGTGACACCTGAAGCAGTTCAACGTTGCATCACATCTGGAGCTGATTTGGCTCGGGTTGGCATTGGGACTGGCGCTGTTTGCACCACTCGGCGTGTGGCAGGTGTGGGATATCCTCAATTTTCCGCTCTCATGGAGTGTGTTCCTGCCGCTGAAGAGGTGGGAGGTGGGGTGCAAAGTGATGGAGGTTGTGTTTTTCCCGGAGATTTCTCAAAAGCTTTGGCTGTGGGAGCTAAAATGGTGATGGCCGGCAGTATTTTTGCCGGTCATGATGAGTCGGAACAGGAAATTCGTGATGGAAAAGTCACTTTTTACGGGATGAGCAGTCATGCAGCCCAACAGCGACACAATCAAGTGAAGAAATACCGTGCTTCCGAGGGTAGAGTGGTACAAATCCCATACAAAGGCTTGGTGGAACACACCATTTCTGATATTTTGGGTGGAATTCGTTCCACTTGTGCCTATGTAGGAGCACTAAATATTTCTGAATTGTCCGAAAAGTCACAATTCATACAAGTAAACAACCAACTGAACCGCTCATTGGAGCAATACACGGTGCGATGATGAAAATTATTGATAAAATTGTAGATGTGCTGTTGAAAAAGTTGATGGCATACAAAACCAAGAGAAAACTTGAAGAATTGAAGAAGCGAGATCCTTTCATCTATCATTAAATTATGAACCTACAAGAATTAGATGCAGATTTTTTTGATTCGATTAACATTTCAAGTAAAAGAATCATTAATTGGATGGATTTAATCAGAACTGAAGGTAATAGCTCCAAAACACAATTTCGTATTCTAGAAAATTTTTGGTCTAGTCAAGTACGCAGCAAGGCCTGGTTAATAAATGTTCTGAAAAACTATTTTCCTGATATGGCAGGAAATGCTTGTGTTATTGGTGGTTGGTACGGTCTGTTGCCACAACTACTAGTAGACAATTTTAAACTAGACAAAGTGTTTAGTGTTGATGTTGACCCAGAATGTGAATTTATAGGAAAAAGATTGTGCGGCGAGGATTCTAGAATAAAATTCTATACCTTAAATGCAAAATTTTTTACCAATTATAAAAATGTATCGGTCATAGCTAACACTAGTACCGAACATATGACGCAAGAAGATTATAATTTTTGGTTAAAAGATGTTCCAGAGGACGTTCCTATTGTTTTACAAGGAAATAATTTCTACAATTGTGCTGACCACATACGTTGTCAAAATACCTTATACGAATTTAATGAGGTACATTCTTTGAAAAGAATAGTATATACCAAGTCCTTGGATTGTACACAATTTCACAGATATATGACAATAGGATATAAAAATTAACTTTTGAGGATATTATGAAGCAGGCTCTTACAATTTTTGAAGGCACCAAAAGACATCTTGAAGCCATCAGTCCCTCTTTTTGTGCAGCCAAATGGCTACAAGTAACATTACATTTGAGTACTGGGACAAATCATAGTTGTCACCATCCTAAAGTGCACTTAATTCCATTAGATGAGCTAAAGAAAAATCCATCAGCTCTACACAATACGGAGTATAAGAAAGAACTTAGAAAGCAGATGTTGGAGGGAGAACGCCCAGGTGAATGTGATTATTGCTGGCGGGTGGAAGATGCTACCAAAGGGCAAGAAAATGTTTACAGTGACCGTATCACAAAAAGTTCAGAATTTTGGGCAGCACCTCATCTAAGAGAAATAGCAAAAATGCCATGGGACGCTGATGTAGTCCCTACATACGTGGAAGTAGATTTCGACACCACCTGTAATTTTAAATGTGCCTATTGTTCTCCCTTATATTCTACTACATGGATGCAGGAGATTAAGCAGCATGGTCCATATCCTCTTCTTGGGGGATCATTTAATGACATAAGTGATTTAGAACGAGGTAAAGGGCTACCTATTTTACAAAGTGAAGAAAATCCCTACATCGAAGCATTTTGGCAATGGTGGCCAGATGCAGTGAAGAAGATGCACACATTTCGTATTACAGGGGGAGAACCTCTTTTAAGTAAAAACACATTTAAGGTATTGGACTTTTTGATTGAAAATCCACAACCACAATTAGAATTTTCCATCAACTCCAATTTAGGCAGTCCCCCTGAAATTATTGAAAAATTCATCGAAAAGTTGGAGATAATTAGTGAAAATAAGTCAGTTAAAACTATCAATGTGTTTACTAGTTGTGAGGCATATGGTAAAAAAGCTGAGTATATTCGTTTTGGACTGAATTATGATTACTGGTTAAAGAATATACATAAGATTCTACAACGTGTGGAAAATTCTAGGGTTACAATTATGTCTACCTTTAATTTATTATCTATAACCACGTTTAAAGATTTCTTGGCAGACATGCTAGAAATTAAAAACACATATGGAACTCCTGACCGTCTTTTACCTTTGAGTGTAGACACACCTTATCTGCGACATCCAGAATTTCTTGCTCCTTGGATTGCTACGGAAAACTTTTTAAAGCACCTCGAAGATTGTGTGACATTTATGTTTAGAAATCACGAAGAAACCACATGGTTCCCTCTTATTAATAAGGGATTTTACGACCATGAGATACATAGAATGCACAGGTTATATAATTTGTGTGCTGAACAAATGGGAAATTCTTTAAAGAATTTGCGGGCCAGAAAAAATTTTGCTATGTTTGTTGATGAGTATGATAAGCGCCGAGATACAAATTTCCTTGAAGTGTTTCCAGAATATACAGACTTTTATCATTACTGCAAGGAAACAGTTTTACCGAATGAAGAGGAAGTCACACTTAAAATACAATGATTATTTGGGGAATTTCGGCTAATAGCCATGATGCTGCCATCACGGTGGTGCAAGACAAGGAGATATTGTTTGCCTCACAATCAGAACGATATTCTGGTGTGAAGAATGACGCTCATCTAAATGCGTACATCGTGGCAGATGCCTATAGATATGGTGAACCTGATGAAGTGGTCTGGTATGAACGACCTCTCATGAAGTCACTACGCCAACTCCAGGCTGGACAAGGTTGGGTGAACAATAATGCCAAACAATATGTTCGGAACTATGGCATCACGGCACCTGTCATCACAGTGGACCACCATCATAGTCACGCAGCCGGCGGATACTACACCAGCAATTTTGATGAAGCCGCTGTGTTGGTAATTGATGCCATTGGTGAGTTTGACACCACCTCCATCTGGCATGGCAAGGGAACCAAGTTGGAAAAGAAGTTTTCCATCAAATATCCACATAGTTTGGGGCTGTGGTACTCAGCCATGACGCAACGTGTGGGATTGAAACCCAATGAAGAAGAATACATCTTGATGGGCATGGCAGCCTATGGTGACCCGTTGAAATACACAGCCATGATTCTGGAAGATTTTTTTGACAGCCGACATATTCTAAAATTCAATCATAATCTTCATCGTGGTTGTATGTGGTGGAGACCTGAGTTACATACTGAACAAGATATGTATGATATTGCTGCTGCCACACAATTCGTATATGAGCTGTATCTGCATGATTTATTAGATGAAGCTAAGAAATTGACTGGCAGCAAAAATCTAGTATTAGGCGGGGGGTGTGCTTTAAATTGTGTGGCTAATAGCATAGCCTTTCAGTATTTTGAAAGAGTTTGGATCATGCCAAATCCAGGAGATGCTGGCAATAGTTTGGGTGCAATCACAGCACATCAACAAGAATTTTTAAATTGGCATGGGCCATATCTTGGTTATGATATGGGTATAAAATATCCCACAGAACAATTAATTGAAACATTGCAACAAGATAAAATTGCAGGTGTGGCATCCGGAAGAGCTGAGTTCGGTCCCAGAGCACTAGGTCATAGAAGTTTGTTGGCTGACCCACGTGGTGATGACATCAAAGACAAGGTGAATGCCATCAAGAAACGTCAGAAGTTCCGTCCATTTGCACCTGCCATCCTAGCTGAACATGCACATGAATATTTTCATATGCCTACAGCAGAAAGCCCGTATATGCAATACACGGCCGTGTGTAAACATCCATTAGCCTTCCCTGCCATTATTCATGCTGATGGAACTTCCAGAGTACAAACAGTATCCAAAACGGATTCTCCTGATTTCTATGAATTTCTTCAAGAATGGTATCGTGAAACAGGGTGTCCCATGGTGTTGAACACCAGCTTGAACATCAAAGGCAAGCCCATGGTGAATAACAGAAAAGATGCCATTGAATTTAGTGAAAAATATAACGTAAAGGTTTTATGATAAAATACGTGTATGATTTTTTTGATGCAGGAAGAAAAATTCCATTTCCCAATCTTTGGAGTGATGCGGTTAGAAAACATAATTCCTTAGATGTAGAGAAATATCCACATTACAACTTTGACTACAACACCCAAGATTTTTTTCTGCATACTTGCCATTCTGAATTTTGTGGTAACATGGTAACATGGGAAAATATAATTGTTTTAGAAAAAACCGATGTTCTTTCTGATAATGACACCTATTTCTATCCCATAGAAATTTTTGGAAATCATAGGAGACTTTTAAAAACTTATAGAGAAAAAAATAAGTTTGGAGAGTTTTATACTACATCTTTTGTTGATAATGTGTCTGAAATGGCAGTTACACTTGCTAAAAAGGGTAAGTTAACTTTCGTGATTAACTATTCTCATGAACCATTTTCTGATATGTATTTTTTGCAGGAGTTCTCCAAAGAAATAAAATCTCTAGGATTAGATGAAGATAATTTTATATTTTTTGTAGGTACATCCAATTTATATGACTTACATCCTACGGTGAAACGCTATAACTTCAAATTCTTCTTTGAAGATAATCTTATTCTTAGTACCGCAAAAAAAGCTAAAGAATTGAAATATAATCCAAATCATGCTTTAGGTTATGAAACTACCTGGTTTTCTGAACATGAAGTTTTTTCTGATAAGCTACGAGGTAAACATTTTGTATGTCCAAATAGAAATTCTGCAAAAGCTCACAGATTTACAATAGGTTGTTTTTTTGAAAGTAGGAATTTATGGGAAAATATCTATGCTAGTTTTCTTCGAGTACCTGATAATGGAGTTCCTGTATATAAAACATCGGATCCAGAATTCAATAAAAAAATTGTATTATCGGCAATGAGTTTTATCAATAAAATACCTATTGAGTTTGATACACAAAATTCAAATGATAAAGAATCTTTCGAATCTTTTCGAGCATTCAAAAAAGAGGTTTATTTAGATTCTTATATACATATTGTTACAGAAACAAATTTTGACCATGATATTTTTATAACTGAAAAAATATTTAATCCTATGGTGGTGCTTCAACCATTCATTGTTTTCGGTGCGCATGGATATTTGAAATATTTACAAAATTTAGGATTTAAAACTTTTCATCCTTTTATAGATGAAAGCTACGATAATGAAAAGAGCGGGGATAAACGATACTTAATGTTATGTTCAGAAATTGATAGATTATCTAGCAAAAGTTTATCTGAAATTCATGACTGGTATAATTCAATATCTGAAGTACTGATACATAATAGAAATCATCTTTTAACCTTTGCTGATAAAACAATGTTTCGTGACAATATTAACAGGTATGTTTATGGTACAGAATAGAATATTAATTACAGGCGGAGCAGGATATCTAGGAACGGTAATAACAGAACATTTTCTTTCGTTGGGATATCCGGTTACAGTATTAGATAATCTACACTATAAACAGTTGTCTTTGTTACACTTGTTCAAACATCCACAGTTTAAATTTATTTTAGGGGATGTTCGTAACAAAAATATGTTACAAGACCTAGTAAAACAGCACGATGTTATTATTCCATTGGCAGCTATAGTAGGTATGCCTGCCTGTGATAAGAATCCACAACTAGCAATGGACTTGAATTTTCATCAAATTGAACATATATTAGAAGTTCTAGAGGATCATCAAAAATTAATACTACCTAACACTAATAGTCAGTATGGTTCTTCAAATGATATCATCACTGAGGAGAGCCCTTTTAACCCTCTTTCTTTATATGCTAAAACAAAATGTGATGCTGAAAATGCCATGTTGAAAAAAGGCAATGGAGTATCCTTACGACTCGCCACTGTATTTGGTGTGTCGCCAAGAATGCGTCAAGATTTGTTAGTGAATGATTTTGTATACAGGTCTGTGGTAGATGGGTACCTAGTGTTGTTTGAGGCTGATTTTAAACGTAACTATATACACATACGAGATATTGCTCGTACCTTTGAGTTTGTTATTGAAAATTATACTAAGTGCAAAGGTCAGGCATTCAATGTTGGTTTATCTTCTGCTAATTTAAGTAAACTGGAATTGGCAGAAAAAATTAAACAATATATTCCTTCTTTGGTTATTAAACAAGATAACTTCAAGGAGGATTTTGACAAGAGAAATTATATTGTGTCCAATGAAAAACTGGAACGTTTGGGATGGTTTCCAGTTTTTGATTTAGATTACGGTATCAAGCAACTTATAGAAGCGTATAAACTCATTATCACACACAACCATAGGAATTTCACTAATTTATGACAGAGCGTAAATATCTACACACGTTAGGTGATTTAATTGACCGTTTAAGTATTGTACAGTTGAAAGAAGTATTCATTCCTGAGTATAAGCAGGAGTATGCAGAAGAAATTAAAGATATCGTGCATGATATTCAATTAATTTTGAACGATGCAGAGGAACCCATCACAGCTGAAACTATCCGTGCTATTGTGGTAGTATCACAAATGAACCTTCATATTTGGCATAATGAATCTAATTATCGTCGTGGTATACGCGATGGTAACAACCTAGAACTAACACATGGATTAAATGGTATTCGCAATACAGCTAAAAATGTGATTCAGGAGGTTGTCGGAGGTAGAAAAGATTATAAAGTAGATTGTTTGGCCGCTGATTTTAAAGATTGGGAAATAAGCTGGAACAAAAGAGCCGATGATGGTTGGTTAAAAAAAGATGATAGTAGAGAATAAAAAAAGAACAACACTCAAAGCAATAACTTGGAGAATAGTTGCTGTTGTAAATTCTTGGGCAATACTCAGTTTATCTTTGAGTAGTTCTAATTTTAATAATGCATTATTAATGAATTTAACAGGATTCTTTGCTTTTTATTTTTTTGAGCGAGCATGGAGTCATATAAACTACGGTAGATTCTACCAGGAGTAATTATGGAACTGAGAGGAAAAAATATAATTGTGACAGGTGCTAACGGATTGGTAGGAACTCCTACAGTTAGAAAATGTTTAGAGGAAGGTGCTAACACTGTCTATGCAGTGGACCTTAAATTTTCAAATGAAATAAAACAATGGGCAGTGGATTGTCGTGGGCAATTGAAATTAATTGAAACGGACCTAACTTATCTCAATAACTGTCAGGAATTATTTCAAAAAGAAAAAATTCATGTTGTTTTACATATAGCAGGTGTAAAAGGATCTCCTTTGCGTTCTTCAACAAGACCGGCAGATTATCTTTTTCCAATGCTAATGTTTAATACCAATATGATTAAAGCGTCATTTGACGCAAATGTAGATTGGTTCGTTTATCTTTCATCGGTTGGTGTGTATAAGCCAGCAGATATCATGCATGAAGGCGATACTTGGAATCGTGAAGAAACTTGGGCATCTACTCCTTCAAAAAACGATTGGCACCCAGGTTGGTCAAAGCGTATGGGTGAATTGTCTTTGGATGCTTTAAAGGTTCAGTATGGCTGGGACAATTGGACAGTCATTCGTCCTTCTAATATTTACGGTATACATGATAATTTTGCTCCTGATGCAACAGTTATTAGTACAAATATATGGAAGCTATTCAATCAGGATGAGGAAGAAATGGTATGCTGGGGTGATGGTTCTCCTCGTAGAGACTTTGTATTTGGAGACGATGTTGCACAGGCAACAATTGATGTGGTAAAGAAGGAAGTACGAGATGTCATTAATTTTGGATGTGGTGAGGCTGTGACTATCAAACAGACAATTGAAACCATTGTTGATGAGTATCAAAAAATCACAGGAAAGAAAAAGAAGATTGTTTGGGACACTACTAAGATGAACGGCGATGCCATTCGTTGCTTAGGTGCAGAGAGGCAAACACAATATGGAATTTTACCTCAAACAACTTTGCAGGAAGGAATAAATAAGACTATACAATGTTATATGAACCCCATGAAGGAGAATAAAAATGCGTTTTGAGGATAAAATTTTAGTCACAGGTGCTAGTGGATTTATAGGTTCCCATTTATTGCGTCTGTTATATCAAAAAGGATATCGCAACCTACGAGCCACTTCATTTAGTAGAAATTTAAGAAATGATTTTGAGGGATGTGATACAATTGAACACATGGTAGGAAATTTACAAGACGCAGAATTTTGTGCGGAAGTTTCTAGAAATGTTGATGTAGTGTTTCATTGTGCTGCCAATACATCCAACGCATTAGATACAAAATATAATCCATTATTGCATGTAACTCCTAATGTGGAAATGAATGTCAATTTAATGGAACAGAGCTGGAAGAATAAGGTGCGCAAGTTTTTATTCATCTCATCTAATACAACATACCCCGATATGGGCGAAGATTGGTGTGTAGAGGATATGAATGTACATGCTACTCCTTTAGTTCCTGTATATAAGGCTGTGGGTGGGCAAAAGCGATATGGTGAAATGTTATGTGATTTCTTTTCCAATCAAATTCACGATCCTATGCAATGTTTAATTGTGAGACCTTCTAATGCTTTTGGACCAAATGATAAGTTTGATTATGAAAAGTGTCACGTGACGCCTGCCAATATTAGAAAAGTTGCTGATGGGTTAAATCCAATTCCAATTTGGGGAGATGGCACTGAAGTGCGAGATTTGCTTCATGTTGAAGATATGGCAGAAGGATTTATTTTTGTAGTTGAAAATTGCGACCGGTATGATATCTTTAATGTGTGTTATGGGGAAGGATTCAGCGTGAATGAGGTGCTAGGTTGGATTAAGGAGTTAGATAGTAACATCAATCCTATTTCATATGTTAACAATAAGGCACCTATGATACCTGTACGACTGCTATCCTCAAAGAAAATTAATGCTTTAGGTTGGAAACCTAAGAGAGATTTAAAGCAGGCTTTAAAAGAAACAATAGTATGGTATAAAAACAACAAAGGACAATTTAATCCTAATTCAACACCGTAAGAGGCATTGTATATGCTTACATCAGAACAACTTAAAAATTTCTTTGAGACAGGATTTCATGTGGGTTCAATAGAAGAACTCACAGATAATTCAGAATGGTTTAATGCTACCTGCGATACAATTATAAACTTTCCTGATTATGAACCATCACACTGGGATTGCTTTTATCCAATTGTAAATTTTCATAATAACCTGGATATGCCTCCAATAATTCCTCTGCAAGATGTACCAGAAAGAGATATGTTTGTGCGAAAAAATAATTTACAGTGGCATCAAAAATGGTATAGATTAATTTCGATCCCAGAGCCATTGGAGGAACCGAAAAATAATCTACGAATTTTAGTAGAAAGATTTTTACGTAATGACGTATATTCACATATTTTTACCACTGAAAATTTGAAGAAAGGTTGGATTATAAATTTCAATGATAACATCACAATGTATGATGATAAAGGATGTTATATTTGCAAACATCAGGACGGAGGAGAAGCTAAAAATCATTCTGCATCTGGTAAAATTGCAGCTGTTATCGTGTATCTAACTAATAAGGAAGAATGGAGTGAAAAGAATGGGGGAGAATTTGTATGTACTGCAAACAATTTTGAAAATACAGAACCTATATCTGAAAAAATACCTCCTGTTCGTGGGACTTATGTGATGATAGACTTCACAAAGAATAATGTATGGCATGAGGTTCTTCCTGTGCGGCATGGGTTCAAGAGATGGTCATATTTAGCTTTTACTAGATTAGCATGTCCTGAGGGATATATAAATTTTGAGGGTGAGGCTTTAGATGTATCAGGTAACCCAATATAGTATCATATCTAAATCTCCGTTTTTAATATTTTCTTCAAAACAAGAGATTATAACATTATTTCAAGAAATTGTTCCTTTATTAAAACAAGGGAAAAAATTTTTCTATCATGAAAGAGGAGAACCTTTAACATTTCAGCACATAGAAAATTTACAGACACTTCATTCTCTTTTATTATGGGAAAATATAGACATTGGTCAAATTGTCATCATTTCAGAAAATTTTAGTTCGTCTTACAAAAAATTCATAGAGAAGTTGGGATTTAAATATGTTTTCTGTCCTTTTTGGTTGGTATTCATGGCAGATACAGTATTCCGAAAGGAACATGATTTTTCTATCAAGGAGAAAAAATTTTTATTTTTAAATAAGGAACATAAACCACATCGAACTCATTTAATAAATTTTTTGAACAGTGAAAATTTATTAAACGATTGTTACTATTCCATAGTATGGGATAATAAAAAAAATTTTCTTGAAAATCCCTCTGAAAATTTAAATGATAATTGGACCTATCATGAACATTTGTTGCATCTGTATAAATCTACCTGTGTTAACATCATAACCGATACTATTTTTAAGGATGTGATTGATGAAACAGGTGAATGGCACTGGTATACTAGAAATGGATTTACTACCGGTATAGAACATAGTTTCTTCAGTCAAAAAATTTTTAGACAATTTCTCATACCTCAACCATTTATTATAGTTGCATCAAAAAATACCTTACGAGGTTTACGAGATTTAGGATTCAGGACATTTTCTCCTTTAATAGATGAAACATATGATGAACTATCTGTCAATGACAGAATTTTAGCAATTGAAAAGGAGTTAATTAAATTGAGTCATAGGACAATCGAAGAGCTTCAGGATTTGACTTCTCAGTACAAAGATATTTTCCTTCATAATAAAAACCAATTGTTTATTCTACAGCAAGATATTATGAAAAATTTTGAGAATGAATATCCTATGAATTATCCTGAAATACGAGAGCATTTATTCATGTGGTCTCCTAAATCTCAATTTAACAAACAGTCATAAATAAAATAAACTTCAAACTACTAGATTATGCATCCATTAGAATTCTATTCAGGTAAAACCCCAGATACTAAATTTAAACTTCCTGATTCTAAAATCCGTAGAGGAATAGTATCTGCGGGGTGTTCATTCACATGGGGGCAAGGATTATATTATTATTATAATTTGCCTACCATCATGGAGCCTCCTCCAAATCATTTTCATAGGCATTTAATTAATGATGCTCATCTGCGAGCTATGGAATCCTTGCGATATCCTCGTTTATTAGCTAATAAATTAAATACATTTGAGGTGGTTCATCCTAATAACGGAGGAGCAGAATTTAACATCATAGATTATTGGGAACGAGTATTTAATCCACATAATCACAGATATTTTACTAATTATGATGTGTCACATCGTCCCATGCAGGGAGATAGCATGTACGCCATATCTGAACCTAACTATGATTTTGATGAGTTTGCATACATAACTTATCAGTTTACAATGCCATCAAGAACCAAATATGTGTTGAAGTATCAGGATGGTACAGTAAAGGAAGTGACTTTGCATCAACATGGGATGGATGAAGAAAATTTAGAATATATCACAAGCTATTTGTTAGAAAATAATATAACCTATGAAGAATTGCTTCAGAGACACTGTATAAATGTTGTAAACATGGTGAAGTCTTTTCTTCAGAAATTTGAGCAACGCGGAGTTAAGGCCAGAATATTATCGTGGCCTAAAGAAAATGTTCCTCACATTATGAATGATGAATGGATGCGAGATAGATTTGTTACATTTCATTATAATGAAAAAAACTATACATCATTAGAACATTTAATGGAAGAGAATAATGAGATGAAAATTGATTCAGATCCGTTCTTTTCTATTGGTCCAGGTGACCATCATCCTTCAAAAAAATGCCATGAGTTGATAGCTGAATCTTTGGTAACAACTATGGACATTAATTGGATACATCGTTAATATGAGCAATACAAATTTCACCCCATATAAAGATTCCTTAACTGATGCCATGACTTTACTGGCAAAAGAAAATTTTATTTTCGTAGGGCAACAAATTATATATCCCGGAAATCCTATGAGTACTACTCTAGGAAATGTGCCGAAAGAAAATATGATTGAAACGCCTGTTATGGAAGAAACTCAAATGGGCATGTCGCTAGGATTAGCTATGACAGGTAAAAATGTCGTTACCTTTTATCCTCGCTGGGACTTCATCATTGTAGCGTCTAACCAGTTAATTAATAGTGTGGACAAGTATAGCTTGATGACAGGTAAACCAATAAATTTATTGATTCGTTTAGGAAAAGGTAGCGATAAACCTTTAGACCCCGGACATCAACATAAAAATAATTACATTAATGAATTTCGTTCCATGTGCAAGCATGTCACGTTTCATGATTTAAAAACATCCGATGATATCGTTTTAGGCTATCAAGAAGCCTTAAAGGGAGGAATTCATTGTTTAGTTGAATATCCTGAATTATATTATGTCTGATACTTTTTGTTCCCTTCCTTTTATACATTTAAATGCATATCCCAACAATAAGCTAAAAGTTTGTTGTTATTCTAGAACCTTTATTTCTGATATTAACCTAGAACATCAATCAACAACAGATGCATTTAACAGTGAGGAATATAAACAAATTAGACGAGATTTATTAACCGGTGTGCAAAATTCTCATTGTTCCTATTGTTGGGATATGGAAAAATCCGGCGGGAAAAGTGAGCGAATTAAAAGTAATGAAGATTACGGTCATTTAAAGGAAAAAATTTTAAATAGTACAAAAAGCGATGGATCTATAACACCTGATTTTGTATACTTAGATTTAAGGCCTTCTAATATATGCAATTTCAAGTGTAGAACGTGTACGCCTGACTATTCCACAGCATGGATATCAGAGAGAAAGGAGTTTAATAAACTTATAGGATCATCAGAAATTGTATTAGATACTTCTCAAAAAACTTCATTTGAAATACCTAAGGAAAATTTGAAAGGTCTTGAAAAGATATATTTTGCTGGCGGTGAACCTCTGTATATGGATGCCATGTATCAATTTTTAGAAAGTCTTGAAAATAAGGATAAAATAACTTTAACCTTTAATACAAATCTTAGTATCATTGAACATAAAGGAAAATCAGTTTTTGATTTATTAAAAAATTTCAAGACAGTTCATTTTGGTGTTTCCTGTGATGGCGCAGAAGAAGTTGGAGAGTATGTTCGTACCAATTTCAATTGGAAAGTTTTTTGTAACAACCTTCGAAAAGTACAAGAAGCAGGAAAAATATATGGTAATGTTAGTTATAGAATTCAATACACCTGTTCAGTGTTGAATTGTTTTCATTTTTTTGAATTTCGGAAGAAATTATTTGAGGAACGTTATATATTTGATGACGGACAAATATCTTTTGGTTTTGTTGAAGGTCCCTTTTATTTAAATGCTATAAATTTTGATATAAGGTTAGAAGTTATTGAACATTTAGAAAAAAATATGATGCAACTTTTGCCTGGAGAACTAAAACAACAAATCCTAAATTTTATACAATATTTGAAAAATTCTAAAGATTATACAAACATGGATACAAATAATACGCTACATTATTTCCGTAATTTCATAGAGTTTGGTCACAAATATAATAAAACTTCCCTACCTATAAAACTTTCCTATCTACAAAAATATTTAAGATGACAAAAAAACTTTGCTTCATAAAATTTAAATTATTAAACGGTGATTGGTTATTAATGCATGAACATGACCAATTTACTGAACTAAAGCATTGTTTCATAAGATATACAGATGTTGAAATTGTAGATTTCTCTGAAATGGATGAAAACACCACTTTATTTGTTGGTTTTTCAGATTGGCGGTCATTTGATGTAATTTTACCTTCTTTAAAAAAACAGTTACAGCATAGAAAATTCAAAAAAATATTTTATGATGTATCTGGTTACGACCTACAGGAAGTATCCGAGGATTTTTTTCTTGCATGTGAAAGTCTGATAGATGTAGACTGCGGAATAATCAGCGGAAATTTATTGTCTAAAAGACAAAATCATTTTTGGTTTCCTGCATTAATGTTTCATTATACAGGAGTGGATGATGTTAACTATTCATCTTTTGAATCCTTACGTAATATTGAAAGAACTCAACACCAATTTTTAAGAAAGTATAAAGGTATATACCATGTAGGACATACTAGATATCATAAAGTTGAGATGTTGGAATTTTTACATCAAAGAGGATACTTAAATGATTTCATGTGGGGGAGTACTGCACCTGATTATGACCTAGGTATAATTGATGACCTAGTTCCGCGCGTGTTTAAAGAAAAATTTAATAGCTTTGATATTTTAAAGCAGTTACCATATTTCCATGATTATCAAGGATATGATGACTACAATATTCGAGGAAATAGTTTTAATTTAGTATCATACTTAGATAGCTACTTTGAAATTGTTGCTGAAACAAGATTTTATCATATAACTCCTGATATGGGAGGAGGCACATTACATACTTCCAAGACATGGGGGCATATTTCTGAAAAAATAATGCGCCCTACGTTTACTGGTCACCCATTTGTGTTTCTTGGTAAACCAAACGTGTTACAGGCATTAGAGAATTTAGGACTGAAATACCGTTTTGATTTTTGGAATCATGATTATGACCAAATTGAAGATGCTGCACAGCGAATGGTACATGCACAGAAGTTTGTAGATAAAATTGTTTCTATGGAAAAAAGAGAATTGTCTGAATTTAAAAAAGAATATAACAATTTCACAAAAGATAACTGTAAAATAATGTATTTTGATTTATTGAAAAATGCAACAGAAAAAATATATACAGAGGTGTGATATGAATTATAAAAATAGAAAATGGAATGAATATGACATAAGTTATTTAAAAACTTTTGATAAATGGGTTCCAATATATACACCGTCTGTGTATAAAGAATTTCGTGGAGAAATATTCACAACCTATCATAGCAAACATCATCCTGTAAATTCCTTAGTATCTTTGGACAATATTCATTCACGGTTTTCTCAATCTTATAAAGGTGTTCTTCGAGGGCTTCATTATGATTTTAAAACATGGAAGCTAGTACAAGCATTAGTGGGTGATATATATTTGGTGGTGCTAGATATGCGAGAAACATTACCCACCTTTGGCAAGTGGGAATCCTATATAATTTCTGAAAAGAATAGAGACCAAGTACTTATACCCCCTGGTTTTGCAAATGGTCACTACGCCTTGACAGATTGCATCTTCCACTATAATTTATTTTATGAGGGGGAATATGTAGATGAATCATCGCAAAAAGTTGTAAAATGGAATGATCCTCGTTTCAATATAGAATGGCCCAGCGATAATCCGATATTACAGAATAGGGACAAGAACGTTTTAGTGGAGATGTAAAATGATTAATCTAGAGCAATATGCATCCGTGCGAGAAGTAACCATCAGTGAAAAGGATTTGCAGGAGTTTGAAACAGATATAGTTGCACATTGGGAGGCCGGACAAATACGCGGTCCTATTCATCTTTCCGATGGTAACGAATCTCAACTCATCGAAATATTCAAGCGTATAAAGCCTTCAGATTGGGTTTTTAGTACTTGGAGGTCACATTATCATGCTTTGTTAAAAGGTATATCTTCTGAATGGGTTAAGAATGAAATATTGCAAGGGAAGTCTATAACTCTATGTAATATTGATGAAAAATTCTATTCATCCGCTATTGTAACTGCTACTTTACCTATTGCCTTAGGCGTAGCAAAATCATTAAAGTTACAAAATAGTTCAGATAAAGTTTGGTGCTTTATTGGTGATATGTGTTTTGAGACTGGTATATTCTATGAGGTACATAAGTATGCTAGAAATTTTGATTTGCCATTATATTTTATAGTTGAAGATAATGGTGTTTCTACCTACACACCGACTGAAGCCACATGGAACAAAAAACGAGAGATACCTGCAGATGTAATTCATTACACCTATAAATCCAAATATCCACACTACGGATCAGGAAAATGGGTGGCATTCTAATGTCAGAAAAATTAAAAAAGTATGTCTGTAAAAATCCTTTCACATATCTAGATATTCAACCTATAGGTCAGTGGATATGTTGTCCTAGTTGGGCACCTACTAATATAGGGGGCGATGCCCCACCGATGCAGGAAGACCTATTAAAAGATTGGCAAGGTCCTACGGTAACTGATATTAGAAAATCAGTACTAGATGGAACTTATCGTCACTGCGACCATAAAGTTTGTCCTTCTTTATCTAAATTAATTAATACCGATGAAGTACCTATAGAATTCATAGAAAAGTCTGAAGCACTCAAAACTTTTAATATAACTTCTTTAGAAGATGTTGAGAATTTTCAGGGTCTCCCTGAGTATATTTTATTCGGATTCGATAGGAGTTGTAACTTAAAATGTCCATCATGCAGAAATGAACAAGTGCCGAATGACGATGTAAATTCATTTGCACACAAAAGAAAAGAATATCTTTTAGAACAAATTGAAACAAAATTTGCTGCTAATGTGAAACGTTTAATGATAACTGGAAGCGGTGATCCTTTTTACTCTAAACTGTATAGAAATTATCTGATAGATTTTGATCCTAAAAAATATCCTAAACTAGAAGAAATACAGATTATTACAAATGGCAATTTGTTAAATGAAAAAATGTGGATGAGTTTAGGTGCCAGAAAGTTCATCAAACGAATAGAAATTAGTGTAGACGCAGGAACCAAAGATACATATGAAAACATTACGCGGTTGAACGGAGATTGGGATAGATTAATTTCCAACATACAATATTTAAGCACACAAGATAGTATAGAACACTTTATTGTTTCTATGGTGGTCAGCGAATATAATTACAAAGAGATGGAAGATTTTTATCACACATTTAACGATATTTTTTCTAAATCTAAAATTCAACTTTATATCCACTATAGACAACATGTGTATTGGGGAACGGGTGCATATTCTTCTGCTCATGTTAAAGCTATTTCAGTATTTGAACCAGAACATGAACAACATCAACAATTCCTTTTGGAACTACAAAAAATACACAATAAAAAAACTGTAAGTGGTGCTACAGTTGGACACAATTTTCACCATTTGTTAAATAACACTTGACAAATACCATATATGGTGTTAGATTCCATGATATCTCAAGGAGGATATCATGGAATCCATTTTTTGTGACCTAGCCAATACCACAAGTCGTTTGGAAAAAGAACACATTCTAAAGCAGAATATTAAGAACCAACTGCTTCAGCGTGTGTTGTTCTTGGCATTGGATCCCTATACACAATTCTACATTCGAAAGATTCCCAGTTATATTCCAGGACCTACTTCAACAAACAGAAGCACCATGATGTTGGAGAGTGCTTTGGACAACCTGAATCAAATCAGCAAGCGTATGGTCACAGGTAATGCTGCCATCAATCATCTGAAAATCATTTTGGAAAGTGTCACTGCCGACGATGCCAAGGTGATTGAGCGCATCATTGAAAAGGATTTGCGCTGTGGTGTATCTGAGGCCACAGTGAACAAAATTTGGCCTGGGTTGATTCCCACCTATCCCGTGATGTTGGCATCAGGCTTTGATGAAAAGGTGATGACCAAGATGTCCTATCCTGCCTATGTACAATTGAAGCTGGATGGGATGCGATTCAATGCCATTGTTGATAATGGCAAGGTGGAGTTTCGTTCCAGAAACGGCAAGCAGATTGACTTGCTTGGCAATCTGGAACAAGAATTTCTATTCATGGCAGGGTCTGAATCCTGCGTGTTTGATGGAGAACTAGTGGTTCGTGACAGCCAAGGCATCATGAATCGTCAGAAGGGTAATGGCATCCTGAACAAGGCTGTGAAGGGTACCATCTCTGCTATGGAAGCTTCCATGGTACACGCCACCATCTGGGACATTATTCCTTTCTCAGCATTTCAGCAAGGTGTGTACAAGACTTCCTATCAGGAACGTTTTGGTAAACTACAGCAACAGGTGTTGCCTGGTCGCATCTCATTGATTGAAAATCGTGTGGTGAACACTGAAGATGAAGCTCATGAGTTGTTTCAGGAATATTTCAACAAAGGTGAAGAAGGCATCATCCTGAAGGACATCACACAGGGATGGGAAGACAAGCGTGTGAAGCATCAAGTGAAGTTCAAAGGTGAATTGGAATGTGATTTGCTTTGCATGGATTGGCAGGAGGGAACAGGTAAGAATGTAGGCAAGTTGGGTGCCTTGGTGTTGACATCGGCTGATGGTGTGGTGAAAGTGAACGTGGGTTCTGGATTCACGGATGAACAGCGAGATAAATATACCAAGAAGAACACAGTAGGCAAGGTGGTGGCAGTGAAGTACAATGCCAGAATTCAAGATAAGAAAACTGGACAAACAAGCTTGTTTCTGCCAGTGTTCCTTGAACTTCGTGAGGATAAGACGGACGCTGATGTTTCAACTGATATCAAGTAGGAGTATGTATGGAAAAGCATGAAGAATACTATGAAGAAGTAGACAATAGAATACGTTTCTTTGTGATAGAAATACACGAAGAACTAGACAACATTGAACGTCTGGTGCAAGGAAATGAATCAGCAGTATTGCTATTGCAATGGGTACGAGACACGGTGCAACGTGTGGCAGAAAACTACGAAAGATAAATAAAAATATGCCAACATATGAATACCAATGTGAAGCTTGTGAGGAGTATTTCACGAAGTATCTAAGTATACCTAACATGAATCAGCCTACGGAGGAGCCCTGTCCTAAGTGTGGTGAGATGAAGGTGCAAAAAGTCATGTTTACAGCACCTACCATCGGAGATGCCGTGCGATTACGAATTCGCCGGCCCGACAATGGATTCAGAGAGGTACTACAAAAGATTCATGAAAAAACCCCCGGTTCTACAATTAAAAACAATAGTAGTTTTATCTAAGGACTCTCCGTCCGTAGTATACCCCGGTGAGGCTTCGGCCTCGTCGGGGTTTTTTACCTTTAACCCAACGAGTACGTTATGTCCAGAAAAAAGCGCCTTAAGTTGGTCACCTCCCAAACCTACATCTATCAAGAAGAACAAGAATCCAAACATAAAGTAAAACTCACAGATTTAAAGGAAATTTATCCCCTCACTAATAATCAGGAGAACTTCTTCAATTTCTATCGTAAAGGACACAAGGCCATCTTGTGCCATGGTGTGGCAGGAACAGGGAAAACATACATCGCCATGCACAGCGCTTTCAAGGAGATACTGGAAAATTCCAATTATAGTAAAGTCGTGATAGTTCGTTCAGCAGTGCCTTCCCGTGACATTGGGTTTCTTCCGGGAAATGAAAAGGAGAAAGTGGAAATCTACTCACAACCCTATCAAGAAATTTGTGCTGATTTGTTCCCACGATTCGGGGAACGTGCCTATAACAAATTGAAAGAACAAAGTCTCATCCATTTCATGGTCACTTCCTATGTTCGTGGATTGACCTTGGACAACTGCATTGTGATTGTGGATGAAGCCCAAAACATGAATGATATGGAACTGAACAGCATCATGACCCGTGTCGGGCAAAACACCAAAATCATCTTCTGTGGTGATTTCCGCCAGACGGATTTACAGAAACGGTCAGACATGTCAGGATTGAAAAAGTTCATGGCCATTGCTCACCATATGCCATCTTTCCGTCACGTGGAGTTTGATGTGGAAGACATTGTTCGAGGTCCTTTGGTGAAGGAATACATCATGGCCAGAATGGCTTGTGAGGACATGGCTGTGGCTTGACAAAATTCTAGTGATGTGATATATTATTGTTATGAAAACATTCCTCCATGATCCAGTAACAATAGAAACCATATCCGCCGTGACACAGGCAGATGGAACCAGAGCCTATCAAACACCTGATGGTGGGCTCTATCCATCTGTCACCTCTGTTCTTTCTGAGCACACCAAAAAGGGTATTCAGGAGTGGAGGGCACGTGTTGGTGCTGAAGAGGCCAATAAGGTGTCTCGACAAGCAGCTGCCTGGGGTACTAGATTTCATACTTTAGTAGAAAAATATCTTCAGAACAATTTGTCAGGCAGAGATATGTCCCTCTGGGACCATGAGATGTTTCAGGTTGCTAATCCTGTGTTAGACAGAATTGACAATATCAGAGCTCAAGAAGTGGCGTTATGGTCACACCATCTTCGGTTGGCAGGTCGAGTGGATTGCATAGCCAATTTTGATGGTAAACTCAGTGTGATTGACTTCAAGACGGCGCGACGAGAGAAAGATGTGGAACACATCCAACACTATTTCATGCAAGCAGCTGCCTATGCCATCATGTTTGAGGAACGAACCAAGATACCTGTGAACAGACTGACCATCTTGATTGCAGTATCAGATGGGTTCATGCAAGTGTTTGAAAGCAAACGTGACCTTCATGTGGAACAGTTGTTGTATTATCGTGATTTATACGAGGTGTATAAATAATTTAGTAGGATGGTAGTAGATTGCTAAAATGGAAACTTTTCTTGGACAGGGGTTCGACTCCCCTCACCTCCATTAGTGTTTTGTGTGGTATATTCGGGGGTGCTTGGTTTCGACAGGGGAAGAAGTATAGGATAGAGCTACCGGATAGGCGACTGCCCTAAGCAGAGCAAAAACATTAAATGACAACAATTATATGTCATTCGCTACCTCTTACGCCCTAGCTGCGTAAGACATTTTAGCCGGGTTAGGGGGTTCCTGGGAACAGAATACCCCCATTACCTTTTCTATGAATATGATACCTAACGACGCTCGTAAGATAACCGTATTAGTTTCAGGCGGAATAGACAGTACATTATTGTTATATTTGCTAGCAAAAGAAATCCACGAGAATAAATTAAACGTGCATTTGGATTGCGTTTCCTATAGAGGAGGTACAGTAAGACCCTCCTATGTTAGAGCTATTATTTCTTGGATACAGGAAAAATTTCCGTTGACTATCACATATAATTGCTCAGCTCCCAGAGATTGGATACGAAATGTGGTTCGAGATGTATTTAATGTATGTCATTCAGATTACGTGTTTACGGGATGTAACAAGGTGGTGACCGACCAATTTATTCCCACAGTATACATCCCAGATGATACCCCTCCTGTTCGTGGAGACCCGTTGAATGAGCGTCACATTAGACCATTTATTGAGTGGGACAAGATAGAAATTGTGAGAAAATATATAGAATATGACCTTTTAGACTTGTTGAAAATGACTGCTTCCTGCGGAGTATCTTATAACGAATGCGGGGGATGTTATTTTTGTATGGAAAAGATATGGGCCACAAAAATTTTAGGGATAAATGAAATGTTTAGTTATACAAACAATATAAATAATAGATAACTTGTACTATAAACGAGGAATCCCATGGTAAAGTATAATGTAATATATGATAAAAATGTTGACATCGATGTTCTACGGTCTGAGTTAGAATCAGCTGGCACTGTGATTCATGATGTGTTTTCGAATATTGGTGTTTTAACCTTGAGTGCAGAATCAACCTCATTTTCAGAAGTTTCAGGAGTTATCACTTTTGAAATTGATTCTGAGGTTACACCAGTAGAATCATTTGAATGGCATCAGCTTCGTATTGTATCTGAAGGATTGCCCATGACCAACTTCTATAAGGTAAAGAACTATGGTGATGGTGTGAATGTTTATGTTGTTGACTCTGGTATTGATGATACACACCCAGAATTCTCTCATACAACAGTAAACAAATTGTTTAGTTATAATTCAGATTTCACCCCTACAAATGGACACGGTACTTCGGTTGCCAGCGTGATTGCAGGTAAAACTTTAGGCATTTCCAAAAATGTGAACCTTAATGATGTGAAAATTCCAACGGGTTCATCAACGACATATAGTGTTTTACTGGCTGCTTTTGATGCCATTTTAAATCATCATGATGTTGCATCCGTCGCCATTGTGAATTGTTCTTGGTTGGTTCCTAAGAGTCAAATTCTAGATTTGAAAATTGCTGAGTTGTACGCAGATAATCTTGTGGTGGTTGCAGCTGCGGGTAATACAGGCGTTGCTGCTGATGATTATTCACCTGTGGGATTAAATATGGTATTAGGAGTTGGTGCAAGTGATGCCTATGACCGTGTGATTAGCTGGGGTGAAGGTGCACTAAGCAATTTTGGCCCTGAAGTTGATGTTTTTGCCCCAGGCATAGATGTGAATGTTGCAGATATAAGTGGAGGTATGTTGGAAGCCTCAGGTACTTCCATTGCTGCAGGTGTGGTGTCAGGAGCTTTGGCTCAACATATTGTAGAAAATCCTAGCATGAACGCCTCTGCAATACAAACTCATTTAATTGAACGATGTAGCATTGATATCCTATTCCGCAACGAAATCACCTATGGCACTACACCTAACCGATTGGTTCGAGCTGCCACATTATCTAGTATCATCACAGGTCCTAATGAAGTATCAATTCAAAAAGGGACTTCACATGAGATAGTGTTGGAATATAACAATTTATATGCCACACAATTACAATTTAACGGAATACCAAACGAGGGAGGAGGATTCACAAGCCTTCCTAGTTGGATAACCGTTGATGGTACAAAATTGACGATAAATCCTCCTGTTGATTTACCTTCAGCCGCATATCGGATTGTTACTAGAGCTCTAGATTCAGAAAATAATAAAGTAGAAACAAAACATATGTTTCTTAAAATATACACTTCAGCACCTGAAGAAGCAGTAGAATCCTATAGATTTTTCACTGAGAATATCAATTCAGAGGTGTCTGTAATCACAGCATTCTGTGGATATGCGTGTTATAACCCTTATGGTGTTTGTTATAAGGCAAGTTTTCCGTGTGTGTGTAATTCTTCATACAGCTGCTATACACAATTCACTTCATAAACAATATGATTGTTTCTTCGTTATTAGATGGTAAAAAATATTTTTGGGTTAAGGTGCCAAGAACAGCAACACATTCATATCAAAAATTATTTTTTTCTGAATTGCTCAATGAACAAAGTACTAATATGATAGTTCATGCTCATGCAAGTTTTTCTCGCATGAAATCTGCACAGTGTGCAAATAAACCAAACATAGAACTTGCATTTGGATTAGTTAGACATCCAAAAAGTCGTTTCATTTCAGGGTTGAGACATTTACAAAGTAAGTTGAATTCACAATTAAAAGAAATGGATGTACATAACATTTTGTCCATATGTGAATTTTGTGGTGAAATTGAAATTGTGGAGAAGGATAACAGTATAGCTGATTTTAAAAAAAGCAGAAGTTTTTTTAATTTCTTAGAAAATGAAGAAGTATTTTACAATTTCATATATACACATTTTGATAAAAATAGTAAATTAAAACCCGGTTGTATTGTAGGTGAGATTTTTCAAACAGAAAATCCATCATTCGTTACAAGTATGTTTGTAACACAAACTGAGTATGCTTATCATCCACAAGTAAAAACATTTCGTTATGAAAACCTATCAGAGTTTAATTATTGGATTGAAAAAACGTTAGGATATTCAACTAACAACCTTGAACAAATTAATTCAAGTAACAATACAAGTGTAAATATTGATTTCACTACAAAAAAATTTGACGATGTAGTACGCTACCTGTTTCAAGATGACTATGAGATGTTTGGATACTCTTGACATTATCCAAACTTTATAGTATGTTTCTATAACAAGGAGGTATTATGAAAAAATTCATTATTTTGTCCTTGCTGTTATTTGTGTCCATAGCGTTATCACCTAATGCAAAACCATTGGAACGTGTTCCTGTATTAGAACCTATTACATTGTTAAATCCAAAAGATGTTGAATGTTTGGCTAAAAACATCTATTACGAAGCACCCGCTGAACCATATCTTGGAAAATTAGCCGTCGCCATTGTAACCATGAACCGTGTTCGACATCCTGATTTTCCAAAAACTATTTGTGGTGTCGTATATCAACGCAACCCACGTGGTTGTCAATTCTCTTGGACGTGCGGGCCTAAGGCACGTTTCAATGCTCAGATATATGCCAAAGCAAAAGAAATTGCCGAACAGGTATTGACAAATGATGTGAATGTTGTTAGTTTAGAGAATGCATTATACTTTCACAATACTAAAGTGTCACCTAATTGGACATTTGCAAGACCCATTGTTCGTATAGGTGGACATATTTTCTACGAGCCTAAAACATGACAGATGAGCAAGACCCTAAAATATTAACAGTTGAATACCTTATTACTAGAGAATTCACAAGTTCGGTTGAATTTTCTATTCATATTGAAAAAGAAGCCATTCGACGAAACATTGGATGCTTCGAAGCTCTAATAGAATATTGTGAAGAAAAGGGTATTGAACCTGTGGCCGTAGCAACCATGATTACTAGCTCATTGAAGGCTAAGATACAAGCTGAAGCTGAGGAAATGAATTTATTGAAGAAGTCATCTAAGCTACCTTTATGAATGTTACTGACGCCTATAAAATTTACACTGCTCTTAGATTACATTTCACAACAGATAATTATGATATTCGTAGTGGTATCACACCTCGTAAACCTAAAGCAGGTGTAAAACCAAGTTTCAAAAAGAAGCTAGAAATGTTGATGAAACAGTATAACTATGACCAAGATGAATTTATTGGTTATTTGGTATCAAATTTTTTACATGGGAATGAATGGGGCATTTTTGAAACCACAGGTCCTGAAATTTACATTGATTGGAAAAGAAGTCAGGAACGATTAACATATAGTTACACGCAGGATATTCAATATTTGGCAACACAGGTATCCATTATAGAAGATGCATGGAATTGTTCTCAGGGACATCCGGTGATATTAAAGGCGTATTGTGGTAAAAAATGTCGGTTAGAAACACTTGTAATTCTAAATAAACTATATAAATTTACTATAGAGATAGATGAACATCTGGTGTTAGACCCAGTTTGGAATTCTGTCTCACGAATGATACACAAATATTCACCATTCATCAAAGTGGAGAAAGACAAGTTTTCAATGATTACACACAAGGCCTTCTATGAGTAAAAATAATGATTGGGAAGAAGATGAATATCGCAGCTTCAAAAAGCCCAAGAGAGTAGAACGGGATAAGTTTGGCAAACATCGTAAGGCAATCTACGATATGCTTGACACTGAATTTGATGAAGATTATTTTGATGAGAGTTATTCAGACGAAGAATATGATGAGATTGATGATAGGTATTAATATTATGGCAGTACCATACGCAACATACACTTTACATACACCGTTATACAAGGAGAAACACAATGTCTTACACAAGTTTATCTGATTTACGCAAGAATCGTGGCAACTTCGATAACCTCATGAAAGAGGTGGAAAAGATTGCAAACCCACAAACGAACGAACGCCGGGAAGATGACCGCTTCTGGAGTCCCGCCGTTGATAAGGCAGGCAATGGTTATGCCGTGATTCGTTTTCTTCCTCCCACAAAGGGTGAGGAACTTCCCTGGGTACGTCTATGGAATCATGGATTCCAAGGTCCCTCTGGTCGCTGGTATATTGAGAACAGCTTGACCACATTGAATCAGCCGGATCCGGTATCTGAATTGAATTCAGAACTTTGGAACTCTGGCATTGAGAGCAATAAGGAAATTGCTCGTAAGCAAAAGCGTCGTTTGAGTTACATCACAAACATTCTTGTTGTGAAGGACTCTGCCAATCCTCAGAACGAGGGCAAGGTGTTCTTGTACAAGTTTGGTAAGAAGATTTTCGACAAGATTAAGGATGTGATGCAACCTCAGTTCGAGGATGAGGATCCCACCAATCCCTTTGATTTCTGGAAGGGTGCTAACTTCAAGTTGAAGATTCGTAATGTTGAAGGATATCGGAACTATGATAAGTCTGAATTTGAGCCTGTGTCAGCCATTGCTGATGATGATGCCGCTATCGAGGCCATCTGGAATCAGCAGCATCCCCTTCAAACCTTCTTGGACGCCAAGAACTTCAAGAGCTATGAAGAATTGAAGAAGAAGCTCGACATGGTGTTAAAGGGAAGTCCGGTATCATCCATGACAGCCGATAAGATTTCCGAGAGTCGTATGGAAGATGAACCTGTTGCAGCAGCACCTAAGATGAAATCAGCTTCTGCGCCTGTCATCAAGACCTCTAAGGCAGATGAAGATGATGACGATGACACCTTGAGTTATTTCAGCAAGTTAGCTGAAGATTAATTCAATAAAAAGCAAAAAAGAAAGGGGGCCTAAAAAGCCCCCTTTCCTGCTATACCCGTGCTGTTCGTTTATCTTGGAATCGTATGAAACTATTGTCTTGAATACGAACCGATGTGGGGCCGGGCGGTGTAATAGGATCGCCGCCTCCTGATGCCACCCCCATATTATTGATGGTTGTTGATGTGCCTGAACTTGGCATATCAGGTGTTGCTGCTTCGGTTGCAGAAGAAACTTGTTGTGCAGTACTTGTGGCAGGCTTATTGTTTGCCATCTGACTTGCTTGTGCAATTTGTGCCTGCATCATGGCTTTCTTTAATTCTTCCTGTTGTTTCTTTTCTTCACGCTTCTTCTTTCGCCATTGCCATAATTTGTAAGCACCATAACCAATGGCCCCTACAGCCAGAGCTCCTAACACAAACGGTGCGGCAGCTGCTGCTGCACCTCCCAAGGCTGCCATAGCTCCACCTCCTGCTGCGGCTGCTCCGCCTGCGGCTGCGGCGCCGCCTGCTGCAGCTGCTCCTCCGGCACCTGCCGCCAATCCACCTGCGGCTGCGGCACCCCCAGCAGCAGCACCCCCAGCAGCCAAACCACCTGCGGCTGCGGCACCTCCTGCTGCGGCTGCTCCGCCAGCGGCTGCGGCGCCTCCGGCCGCAGCAGTTCCGGCACCAGTCACTAAAGGAGCAGCCCTAGTTAACATTCCTGCGGCACGTAATCCGCCTCCTCCTCCGCCACCTAGCATACGAGAAGCACCTCGAAGTACTCTGCCACTCATACCTGTTCTAGATTTTGCCATATCTCCTAAACGTGCCCCCACTCTATTCATGATTCTATTTTTCAATCTATCAAGTAGAGGATTACCCCCTCCTTGAGATTCGGGTCCTCCTTCCATAGTAGCAACTGCCGTTTCTTTCTTTTCAGCTTGGACAGACCCCTTCACTAAATTATCTTCTTTGGTATCCAAAGTTGATTCATCTGCATCTTTCTCAGCATCAAGTTCCTTATCTACCTTGGCACTGATTGTTGTATCTTTTTCAATTTCTTCAAGTGTTGTCAGAACCTTTGTCTGAATTTTTCCTTGTTCTTCAAGAGTTTCGAGCATCTTTGTAGGTTCTGCTATTTCACCCTTAACAACATCTTCCTCCACTTCATCAACAGATTCTTCAGGCAAGGCTCGTTCAAGAGGAGAGATACGACCCTCTTCCACAGCCATACGTTCTAGCTCATCAATTTTTGTTTTCTTTAGTTCTGTTTCAGAAAGTCTTAATTGTTGATTCAATTCATTCTTTGTGTACAATCCAGTTCCTGCAGTTCGTACCTTTTCTTTATCAAGATATTCACCGGTGTCAGTACTACGATATTTTCCACCCTTATCTCGTTCCAAACTTCCTTCAACAATCTTTCTGATGACAGCCACTTCTTCTAACAAACTTGTAAGAGTTGGTAAGAGACTTTCAGGAGCTGCTTCTGTTGTGGCTTGTTCTATAGCACCACTGGTTTCAGGCTTCTTTTCTTCATTTCCTATCATTCTAGCCTGTAATCCTTGTAATTCTTCTTCTTGCTTTGATGCCAAACGTTGAGATTCAATTAGTTGTTCATTTGATGGGGCATGTTTACCTGGTTCAAGAAGCACACTATTAAATGCTTTCATGAATCCTTTTCCTGTGAACAATTCTTTTGTATTACCCTTCAACATATCCCGATAACCCTGGCCAGGCTTTGGAGTCCAATCCAATCCAGGAATCATACCCTGTAACATATTGGTCATGTCACCTTTGATGGCGCCTTTTAATGTCAATCTCTTGGGCTCAGGTTCTTCCATTTTTCCCTTGATATCTTGGGATAGTTTTTCCTGACTTTCTTTTGTTTTTTGAAGTTTTTGTTTTTCTGCTTGTAAAACTTCTAGTTCTTTCTTTCGTCCTTCAAGGTCTTTCTTAATAGCCTCTTTCTCATCCTCAGACAGATTAGCATCTTCTTCTGCTTTATCTTGCCATTGTTGAAGATAACGAATTTCTTCTTCCTTGCTTTCTATTGACTTATCACTCTTTTCTACTTCTTTTTGTAATTGTTCTGTTTGTTTTTCTGTTTGTACAACCATTTTAGCCATCATGGTTCGCAATTCTTCACGGTCACGTGAGGTATCACCTGTACTAGTAGAAATCTTTTTTAATGCCTTTAACATTTCTTGGAACAATTTATTTTGTTCTTCAGAAAGTGTTACATCATTTTCTACAGTAAGATTTTCAATTATAGACCCAATACTAGTAGTCATTTTTCCACCAAACTCAACATTGCGCTCCATATTATGTGCAGGAGAACTATTTAACAATCCGGCTTGCAGGTCACGGGCCAGTTGGTCCTTTGACTTACCTTTTGTCTGTTGTGTTCTTTTGGTCTTGGTAGTTTTACCTTTTTGTACCATGAATCTTTACCTGTTAGTATTGAGAATTTTTCTTCTGAGCTTTCTTTTCAAGATGACGAATCAACATCCCAATATACACATCTCTTTCCCATGGCATCATATTCTCTAGCTCGGTTAAAGAATATTGATGTTCCTGCATCAAAATAAAGTTGGTTTCATAATAATTTACAACTGAATCATGAGAAAGAGTTAGACGAAAAAATTTACAATCTCGTTGATGTTAACTAAATTGTTTCGAGCACATTTTGGACATGAAAAGCGAATGTCATGATGAATCACTGGCATGGTGTCAAAAAATTCCTTCAATGTTTCAAATTGTCCACTTGTGATGTTGTCAATAAATTCACGAAAGTCTGAATTCGAGGCGTTCTCACGATTATACACTTCATCCTTGGTTTGTATAATTTCAATACAATCAGCTACCATATCATAGATGTCATCAATGGATCCTTCAGGATTCGATAGATTTGAAAGATGTTTGAGCTTTGGATATCTCATAGTCACAATCAAATCGTTTGAAAGCTTGATAACATTAGTATGTCCTTCATCAAACTTTACTTCAACAGTATTTACATCTAATGATGAAGGTGTTGTGTGTTTACAGTTACCGCAAACTAAATTGAACTCAATGATTTCTCCTACAGATTTTCCTCGAATTTCAAGAAATAATTTTTGTACATCAACCATAGGATGAGTATCACATGAGACAGCATCATTTGTACATGCTTTAATAGAATCGTTTAAAGCACGATAAATGGATTCTCTATCCTCACTTTCTGATGCCAATAACAACAATTTTTCTTCTTTCATCACAAAAGGACGAAAAGAGATTTGTTGTTTTGTGATAGGTAATGTGGTTTCAAATGTTGGTAAATGATTTAGTTTCATAATTTAACCCTGGTTATAATTTTCAACAGTCCAATATTTATAGGCAAATCCCACGTTTAACCGATGAATACCTGGTGTAGAATATGACACCTGCATTAAGTTCATTGATTTAGGAAATGCTTCATGTAATTTTATTTTATAACGAATTGTTTCTTTATAGGCGGTTGATGTATCTTCTCCTATAGCACCTTCATGTACAGCATAAATTTCTACATTTCCTATGATATCATTATAAGGGGACACCTCACGGGATGTTCCAATAATTGTATCCATCCAGTTATCAAAGAATGTTTTCACTTTCCATTCAGAATCCATAAAGAAGGTGAAGTTGGCTGATTCACCAAAGAAATCTACAGTAGAAGGACGTTGTATATTTAAATTGTGGATACGGGCGGCTCTGGTTAGAACAGTTTTTCCAGGAAAGGCGGCCTCTTCACACATCAACATCAGTGTGTCATTTTCAGGTCCTGCAGCTGTCAATGATGCAGGAGGATATATTCTGGCTGAAAATTTCTCAACACGGGCCAATCCTTTACTACGAACAACGGTGAGAAATTGTTCTATTGACATTTCATGTCTCCATTAAGCATCTATAAGCTCTCTTGAAATTTGATACACGTTTGACTTTGTTTCATTTTGGAAGGATTCAACAGGAAGAAGTATAGCAGCTTTCCAATCTTGTGGATTTATTTCAAGAAACCGAGATTGTACATTTGGTAAAAGATATCGTTTCACACAGGCTCTTGTTTCAGGAAAGCGAGAAAAATTCCCCACAATATCCCAAGTCATTCTGAGTTTTGTTGTTTTAGTTAACGCGGGGGTGTCACTCAACTTCAACAAACTATCTAAAAGTTTCATGCGTAATAAAGGGGGAATATAGTGAAGGTTCAACCCAGCAAATCCTCCTTTAATGGCATTGAATGGCATCACCAATGGAAATTCATCATAGTAAGGAAGTGTCTTGAACATCTTTGGACTATACATGAACAAGTACATTTTTCCTATTTCAACCTTAGCCACTAGTTTTCCTATACCAGAGTCCAAAGTCTTTTCAGGTGTTAAACTGTTCAATCCTAATTTTCTAATTTGAGCTTGATACCATTGATAGGATTTCTTTTCCTTACTTCCGGTACGTAGAGCTTCAAAGGGATTATTAGTTTTCATAAAGTGGTGAAATTGGGGGCTTGACTAGGGCTTGACAAGGTGTTAAAATCACTATGTTGGGGATGAAGTAAAAATACTCTTACTATTTATCTGAGTTTTGTAAAACACCCAAGTCTTTCTCTGTGATGAGCATAAACTCCCATCCATGTTGTGAAGCCGCTTTACGGGCCGCATCCCATTTTGCATTATTTACAGCCCATTGTACAACCTCACTCATGAAACGTTGAGTTTTCCTTTTAGGGATTTGAGGTTCTTGTGTGAAACGAAATGGTTTCACCTCTATTAAATACTTCTTCAACTTACCATCTTTCGTCTTAATCTTGATGAAGAAGTCCACAAAATATCTGTGAATTTTTCTGTCCATGGGGTTCAGATAGGGGACCACAATCTCCTCTGAACCCCATTCCATTACCCCTTCATTATAGTCACACCATTTCATGAATCGTACTTCATAACTTGAACGATATACAATATTGGTGACATCTCCACGATATTTGTGTGGATTTTTAGGAACGTATCGTCCTCGATAGGTATCTTTCGTATAGGCCATATAAATAATTGGTAACACTCCATATAGGAATATTTAGATGGCTAATCAAACTCCTGCCGCACCGGGACCTAATGGTGTAAGCTCACAAGATGCCTCAGTTGCCAGTCAGCCTAGGTATCAAGAAGGAGCATCCACATCACGTTCAACTGAACAGCTTCGATATCCTGAAGGTGTAGGAACACCAGAACAACCTCATTGGTTGAAAATTCTTATCCGTGTTCGAGAACAGAATAGTCAAGCCAGAGGTGGAGGAACCACCGGCGGAACTTATACAGAAACTAGTGCACGCCGTGCAGATGCTGGAAATGCAGGAACTACTGCCGCTATCGTAGGAGCATCTGCTGCTGGGGGTGGTTCTTTAACAGAAAAAATAGTTACAGGAAATTTACTAGCTAAAGGTGGTAGAGCTCTTGCTGGATTAGGTGCAGCAGCGATTTCAGGTAGTAATCAGTTAACAACCTTAGCAAAATCCATATGTCTAGGATTACAAGAACCCCCTAGAGCTGAATATTCCGCTACTTGGGAAGAACAAGCTTTAGGTGCTGTATTATCCGGGGGAAAAATAGGTGCATTCAATATTGCCAAAGGTATAGCAGGTGAAGCCATGTTAGATAAAATTAATCCAAGTAAAAAAGGAGAATTATTAACACAGGCGGATGCTGCCGCACAACGTGCTGCCGTCACTAAAGGACTTGGTAAGATTAAAAATCCTTATCGTGAACAAATTTTCAAACAAGTTGAATTTCGTACCTTTACTTTTGAGTATACTTTTCTTCCCGGCAGTGTAGCTGAAGCTCAAAATGCTTTACAAATTATAAAAATTTTACGTCAAAATATGTTACCTGAAGTGGCAGAAAATGCCTTTTATCTTATCTATCCTTCAGAATTTTCCTTATATTATATGTACCAAGGATCGGTAAATACTCATGTTCATCAATTTAGTGATTGTGTGTTAACCAATATGACAGTAAAATATGGGGGACAAGACTTTGTTACATTTAAAAACAGTGGCGGTGTTCCAGCTGATATTGTGATGAGCTTAACATTCCGAGAAATCGTACCTATCACAGGCGACCGTGTAGCCAATGAGAATCTATAATGTTGCGTAATTTACCTCAAATTATAGTCCCTGTTTCAGAATTCACAGGAACGGATAGTACGTTAACAGGTACCATTTCTATTTCTGGAAAAATAATTACAGGAACAAACACCTTGTTTATTAGAGAAATAACACCTGGTGCAGAATTATATGTAAATGATATTATGGTGGGTATGATTTCTAGAATTGATACTGATACTAAATGTTATCTTGAAGAAGAAGCAGAGGCATATTCAGGTGTGGCCACAGTAAGAAATTTTATAAAAAGTGATTTAGGTAGTCCCATCACAATGACGGATATATTGGTTAGAATTCAACCTACAAAAAAATATTTGGAAAAATCCACAATTCTAGTTCCTTATGTGGTATCTGATGGTGATACACCTGAAAATGTATCGTACAAGTTTTATGGTACACCTTTATATCATTGGGTCATTCTCATTATTAATGAAATCACAGACCCAAGAGAAGAATGGCCTTTATCTGAACGTCAACTTACTGACATGATTGATTTGAAATATCCAGACAATCTTTCTAGTGATGTGTATGAATGGCGTGATACAACAACAGGATATGTTGTGGATTACGATGCTGTATTGGCTACCAATGGTGATATATATTCTGTGTCTATATACGAATATGAGACAGAAAAAAATGAAGCTAAGCGCAACATTAAATTAATTGAACCCGTATTTCTACAACAGTTCATCACAGCATATAATCAAGCTCCCTATTAATCATGGCTGAAATCCCTATAAAACCTGGGTCCATTAATATAACTGAAGTGAAGTTGTTTAAGGGTGGACAAGAATATGACTTCACAGAATTTATTGTGGAACTATCTATCTATGAAGATATTTTTTCAAACACCTTGTCGGCTACTGTGGTGGTATCTGATGGCGCTAATTTGATAGGTACTATCCCATTAACAGGCGGCGAAGTGATGAACATTCGCTATGTGGTACCGGGGTTTGAAGATACTGATGTTTTTGCCAAGGCATTTTATGTCTATGCTGTGCGAGATAGAAGTCCTGTAAGCACAGACCGTCAGCAGATGTATATGATGTCGTTGATTTCTATGGAGGGTGCAGTTGACACTGTTACCTATGTGTCGAAGAAATTTAATGGCAAAACTCATGAAATTGCCAAAGAAATTTTTGACAAGTATTTGTCAATGCCTAGAGTATGGGAAAAAGATTATCCTGTACCTAATGGATTATCTGCAGGTGAAACATTGACCATCCCTGATTGGAAAGAAGGTATGCCGTCGAAGTTACGAACAAATTTAGCATTGAAGCCAGGGGTAGATTCAAAAAATAAGGTTGTATGGGTGGCGCCTATGTGGAGTCCCATGAAATGTATTAACTGGTTGGCAAATCGACATATTGATACAGATAGTGAAGCACCTAATACATTGTTTTGGGAAACATCTCAACAATTTTATTTTGCAAGCATTGATAGCATCTTCAAAGCTCAAGAAGATGTAACAAACAGAAAAATGTATTTTTATGGTTTTGACGATTCCATGATTAAGAAAATTTCTGAAAAGGATAAAACAAAAAATACATTATCTGAAGGATATAAGAAAGTAGAAAAAGTTGATGTACCTAGAAATTTTGATGTGCTCCGAAGTCAAGAACACGGGCACTATGCGTCTATTTTATATGAATTTGATGTAGTGACCAAACGATTTAAAGAATTCATTTGGGATTTTCCAAGTAATTTTTCTAAGTATGAACATTTAATGGATCGTGAAGCACCTACATTTCCTTCAGAACAAATTCGAAATGTGATGTCCTATCAAGTATTTCGTCCTAAACATAAAAAAATATTTGATGATTACGAAGAACCAAAACACGAAGATTGGGTCCTTCAGCGAACAAGTTTGTTGAATGATATAAGTAACATTAGAGTAGAAATAACTATTCCTGGATTAACAAGTACACAAGCAGGAGAAGTTGTTCAATTCTATTATCCGCATATGGGTGAGAAAGGTGCAGATGAAAATATTGATAATCTTGTGGATAATTATATGTCAGGTAGTTATTTAGTGACTGCTGTTCGGCATATCATCACGCCTAGCAAATATACAATGAAGTTAGAATTGATTAAGGAATCTTATGCCAAGGGTTTGGGATAATGTCTAATATGTATAGTAATGGGGGATTTCATTGGTTCATGGCTGTAGTTGAAGATAGAAATGACCCAGAAATGTTAGGAAGATGTCGAGTCAGAATTGTGGGATATCACAATCCTGATAAAACAATTTTACCCACAAAAGATTTACCTTGGGCTATTCCTATTATGCCTATCACCTCAGCCTCAGTGTCAGGGACAGGTAGTGCGCCTATAGGTCCAGTTGAAGGTACATGGATCATGGGATTCTTTCTTGATGGTGATGAAGCTCAATTACCTGTAATGATGGGTACATTTCCAGGACGTGCTGAATCAATTTCAATCCTTGAGATTTTATCTAAGCTTGCCGAAGCTTTATTAAGAACACTTACTTTCCCATCTAAAGGATTATCTGCACTGGCTAAACCCTATCCATCAGCTGATGCTGTGAAAAAAGAACGTGAATCAACACGTAGTAGATTAGCTGAGGCAATAACCAGCGCAGGTCGAGCTGTTGTACAAGCCGTGTCAGGTGCCGCTACTGTTGCAGAAGCTGCTGTTCGTGCAGCAGTGTCTCCTGGTACGGTTGATGGGTATGTTGAATATAATGGAAGATTAACTAATCCAGAAAGAGGTTGGACAGCAGGCGAACTTATTCGTGTACCTATCAAGAAAGATTCTATTGGTAGTTCAGCCAATTCAGCTGCGTTGTACAATGCAGGATATCGTAACGGAAGAATTTCACCTAATGCTCTTACACCATTAGCACAAGCTCCTGGACATCGTTTATATAAAGATGCAGCAGAGGCTTTTGATAGAATGGCAGTACAGTTTAAGGCAGATACAGGTCAAACATTAAAAATCACAGATTCGTATCGTCGAATTGAAGTTTCCATTGATTTGATTAAGAGAAAAGGATGGTATGATAAAAATCCTCCTGATTCAACAGAAGGCAGAACACAAAGTATGGGTCTGGGCGGAACACCGGGAACATCAAATCACGGTTGGGGTCTTGGTATTGACGTTACAAATTGTGGATATGGTTCTGTGACATTTAAATGGCTTAATCAAAATGCAGCAACATATGGATTTAAAAACATTCCTAAAGAATCATGGCACTGGGAATATACAACTATTCCATTGAAGCAACCCATTCCACCTGCAGCAGGATAAATTATGGCATCGACAAAACGAGTTATTATTAATGAAATACAAAGACAATTTCCTAAGGAAGGAGATTATAGTATTGAAACCTTGATGACTATATCCCCTACCTTAAAAAATATTATTGATAATGAGGGTTCTTTTAGTACGTTAGCGTTTCTAACACCTGCTATTGTCAATCAAATTGTTCAAGAAATTGCCGAGGCTCGAGGATTAGTAGGTGATGTCAATGCTGATGGTACAACAGATCCATTATTAAATACTGTTGCACAAACATCTTCTGCTGTTAAAAAATCCCTTGACTCAGCTACAAATACTATTAATGCATTATCAGCCTTACCTCAATTATTAGAAACTTCTAATTCAACAAATCCTTTTCTTATTACTCCCGATGATTTAAGTGCTGCTGCGCAATATGAAAATTTTGAAGATATCCCGGCTCAGGAACTAACCTTATTAACTACCGCTGAAGGCAACATCGTTCTTGATAGAGAAGGGTCATTAATTGAAGCACCTACTCCAAATAAAAGAGTTCTTGCACCTGAAAAGAGTCCTGAAGGACACATTGGACCGTTAAATCCTGACGAGGTGGAAATATTTGCCATACTTCTTGAGGATGAAATTCGGAGAGAACGTGAGGCACAGGGTATACCTCATGGTCTTGATACAGTAGATGAAAATGGAAAAATAGGGTTATATGGTTTAACAGTTTCAGACCTTGTGGAAATAGGTGTTGTAAGTCAAACTGCTGTAACCTCATGGCAAGCCATACCTTCTAATGAACGTGAAGATTATGCCTATCAAGCTGTATTGGCAGGTGTCATCACAGCCGCCATTTATGGAAATATCCCATATGTACTACGTTCATCATTAAGTTGGTATGTATTGGCAAATAGACAATATTGGTTAGAAAAACTTATTGGTCCTAAGAATTTTCTAACCTTACAAAAAATTCAACGATTGTTGATGTATCGTCATGCACTTCGTCAATGGAAAACAACATTTGCCTACTTCCTACAAAATGCTATTACTAACAAGGCACAAATTTTAGGACATATGTTGGCAGCTCGTTTAGTAGGTGAAAGAGCTGCGCGTGCATTTGGTTTAGGCGGACAGTTTGCTAGTATCATAGGACGAAAAGTACAAGATATCTTTAAACGTGGATTTAAAGCCATTGCAAGCAAAATTGCTGAACGAGAAATTAAAGATACAACCGAAACTACAGATTTAGGTGAAACCGTAGAAGGAACAGGTCTTGTTGTCATTGAAGGTCCTGCTGTTGGTATTGCAGAAAAGGCGGCAGCAGGAGAATCTGTTTTGTCTGCAGCTGACATTGATAAAGCAGCAGAATCCGTACCTGATCCTGAGCCTCCTGCTACATCCGGCGGTCCGAACACAACACGTAGATATGGTGATTTTACTAATGTTGAAGCACAACCTACCAATGCTGCATTACGTGAAGTTCCCGACAATCAAGGATTTTATGACCCTAATAGAGTATATCCTCGTGTAAATCGTATTGGAGAACCTGATACAAATCGTTTAGCACGAAATCAAAAAATTCAAGATACCATTGTAGGAGCAAAAGACAAGGAACGTATCACAAAAATTCCTGTTGCACGAGGAGAACCTGCTTGGGACCAACCTCGTTCACCTTATAATGCACGATATCCATATAATCATGTAAGAGAATCAGAATCAGGACACGTTATTGAGGAAGATGATACACCAAACAATGAACGTTTACATTGGTATCATCGTGAAGGTACCTTCATGGAAATTGACCGTAATGGTAGCATGATTCGTAAAATTGTAGGTGATGGATATGAAATTTATGAACGTCATGGTAATATTTACATTGGAGGTCGTGCAAATATTACTGTGGAAGGAAACTGTAACATCTATGTTAAAACAGATTGTAACTTACAAGTTGATGGTAATCTAAACGCTGATGTCCATAAATCTGTAAACTTCAGTGTGGCAAAAGATTTCAATGTCACGGCTGGAGGAAGTATAAATTTCAAAGCTAAAGAATTCATTAATGCCACAGCGCAAAGAAATATTAACATCAAGTCAGCACAAACAGCAAGCATGACGGGAGATAATGTTAACATTAAAGCAAATGGCGTACTTCGCCTCTCAGGAGAAAAGAAAGCATCCCTAGCTTCTCCTGCAGGGCAAGCATTACTTTTAGCAGGGGCAGGAACAGTTGTGGTGAATGGCACAGGATTAGGTTTACTACCTCAACCAGGTGGTGCCGCAGCGGCTTTGGCACAGGCAAATCGAGCACAAACAGCAGGGGGTGCTAATGTGGGAGATCCTGTAGGATTGAAATCTCCTCAAGAACCTGTGTTACCTCCGTTAACATTAGAAGGTCGTGTAGATAAAATGTCATCTACATTATCATCTTTGGCAGAAAATCCTGACCAAAATCGTGATGCCATTAATGCAGTGAAATCAAAGGCAGTCAATGAAGGTGTGGTAACATCTGAAGATTTAAATAGGCCTCTCACTGAAGGTGCGCGTGATGAGACACCCGCACCTGCTGCTGAACCACCTAAGGTGGCATCTTGTGAAACATTGAATGGTGTTACAACATTCCCAACAACCCTGGATTTATCTCCTAACGTTACACTGGGTATGTTGTTGACTGGCGCCACACTTCGTGCACAACATGGGTTGAAAGAAGAAGATATTGTTTGTAACATGAAACAATTGGCTACTAATGTGATTGAACCCTTGTTTGAAAAACTGGGTAAGAACAATGTCAATATCATAATCGGATTACAGAATTCATCTGTTGTAACAGGTGCATTGAACACACCAACTGTAGCATCATTTCATGAATTAGGATTGGCAATTGACATCACATTCCCAAATAAACAATTCTCAGAATATTATGATGTTGCTGTACAATTGAAACAGGCATTGCAATATGACCGGCTACATTTGGAATATCAATTGGGTGAAGTGAACGGACAAACAACATATAAACCTTGGGTTCATATTCAATGGCAACAACAAGGTGTGAAGTTAGAAGGAGGACGTGAAGGTTCAAAAATTCGTATGGAAACATTGACCATGAAGGGTGCTACTGTGCATGATCCTAAGAATCTTGTGAATCTCCTTCCTGCCGCCGCCCCAGCAACAGAAGAACCGGCAGCTGAAAATAAGTCGGAATGGGATGCCATCCTTGTTGCAGGATTGGATAACAGACCAGGAGACCTTGATTTAGAAGCACAAGTGAAGTTGTTCAAGACAGGATTTGGTGTAAATGCCAAAGTGAAGGGATTCAGATACAATACCCCAACTGTAGAAATCATCACATTTATGCGTCAAAATCCCAAGATTCCAATCTTCTGCTTCAGTGCAGGATGCGCCAAATCATATGATTTAGTTGCAACTGAAAACTTGGCAGATAAGAATAAAGTGTATATTATTGAACCATACGCCGCATCTGCACGTGTAAAAACCATTGTAGAGAGTGCAATACAACGCGGAGTTCCTGCACGAAACGTCACAGTAGGACCTTCTGCGGAACGTGGACGAGGTATTGCTGGGGCCTCAGAAACACCTCGAAACATTGACCACTGGGGTGCTTTGAAATATGTGGCGACACAGAATAAGTTATAAACCATATAAATAATGTCATGACCAAACCAAATCGCCTCTATTTAGATTTAGACTTGACATTTGGACAAACAGCAACGAAGGATGTTGCAAAGCGTGTGGATGTCAATGCTGTGAAACAATCGTTGAAAAATCTCTTGTTCATACGCAAGGGAGAAAAACCATTTCGTCCAGAAATAGGTTCAGACCTACATAAAGTATTGTTTGAACCTATGGATTTTCTCACAGTTGATTTGATGAGAGACATTATCAAAGAAGTTATCAAGAAATACGAACCTCGAGTTACCCTTCAGGATGTTGAAATCAATCCTCAGTATGATAGCAATTCGTATGATGTCATTCTTTATTTCTATGTCGTAGGAATTTTAGAACCTGTTACATTTAACTTAACCTTACAGAGACTTCGCTAATGGCAGAACTACGAATTACCGAACTAGAATTTTCACAAATTAAAGATAATTTAAAAAATTATCTTGGAGCATCTGAACAATTTTCAGATTATAATTTTGAAGGTTCTGGTATCAATAATCTATTAGATGTGTTGGCATATAATACACATTACAATGCATTATTGGCACATTTACAAGCCAATGAAATGTTCATTGATACTGCTATTAAACGTTCATCCGTTGTATCAATTGCAAAAACATTAGGATACACTCCTCGTTCTGTTATATCTGCACGAGCTCGGGTCAATGTTGTTGTGACTAGTTCTGCTGCAGGTCCTTTAACGATTCCTAAATATTCAAAATTTAACACCACAGTAAATAATCAATCTTATAGTTTCATTTCTTTAGACGAACATTCTGCTAATAAGGTGGCAGGTACTTTCACGTTTACCAATGTGGACTTATGTGAAGGTGCTGTCATCACACAAGAACAAACTATAGCATCAGACCAAATTACAGGTCCTATTACCATTCGAAATAACAACATCGACCTATCAACTTTAGATGTTGTAGTACAAAATAGTACCTCAGACTTAACAACATCTTCTTGGAAGCGTTCTGAAACGGTTATTGATGTAACTCCAACTGATAAAGTTTACTGGGTAGAAGAAGGTACAGATGGATATTACAAACTATTTTTCGGTGATAACGTCATTGGAAAAAGTTTAACCGTAGGTAACATTATTAACATAACATATGTTGCATCGAAAGGCGCTCTTTCAAATGGTGCCGCGTCATTTTCTGCTCAGTTCTCTTTAGGGGGTACTTTAGTTACCTCTTTGGTATATGCTGCTTCAGGAGGATCTGACAGAGAAAACATTGACAGTATTCGTTTCAATGCCCCTCGGTATAATGCCACACGTGGCAGAGCTGTGACTGTGGATGATTATAAGTCATTGATTATGTCAAACTTTGACAAGGCAAAATCAGTTGCCGTGTGGGGCGGAGAACAAAATGTTCCACCAATTTATGGCAAAGTATTCATTTCTATTGATCCTAACGATGATTATATTGTCACAGATTCAGATAAAAATTATCTATTAAATAATGTTATTCGTCCACGAAGTGTACTTTCATTGCAACATGAATTTGTTGATCCTGTGTACCTTCATGTAGGTATGAATGTAAAGGTAACTTATGATAAGAAAATTACTCGTTACAGTAACACACAGGTTGCAAGTTTAGTGGCAGGAGAAATTCGTAGATACTTTACAAGTGAATTGTCTACACTTGATAAAAATTTTTACTATGCACAATTAGTAAATAGAATTCAAACATCACAGCGTGCCATTGTAGGTACATTGATTGACCTACGTTTACAACGACGCATCATTCCTATTTTAAACGTTCAAGAAGCAATAGATTTATATTTTACAACTGCCATTGAACCTAACTCCTTCACAAGTACAAATTTCATAACAAAAGTGAATGGTGTTGAATACACTGCATATGTTCGTGATTATCCTGATGTCTTCCCACCATCACGTACAGGTACAGGTACATTAAAACTTATCAATACATTAGATGGTACCATTATTGATGAGAACTACGGTACTATTAACTATGGTGGTTCAGGATTGTTTAAATTGTCGAAATTATTCATAATAGGGTTACTTTCAGGAACATCTGATGTTCGCTTCAATGCTTTACCACAAGATTTAAGTAAAAATTTATCTCCTACAATTATACGCACCACACCTACACTGTCACAGGCTGTGTATCCTTATCCATCACAAAACATTGTTGTTATTCTTGATGATAGTGAACAGAACAGAAACATAGGAACACTTTCAGGATTAACTGTAACTGCTCAACCTATTGATGGATAATGTCTACTTTAAAAAATAAGTTACAGCATCTTATTGAAGGACAGATTCCCGATTATCTTCGGGAGTCATACCCAAAATTTGCTTCATTTTTAAAAGAGTACTATACATTTCTTGACGAAAATCGTCAGGTTAATGGTGTTCTTTTAAATTCTAGCAAGTGGACAGATGTTGACTTAACATTGGATTTGTTTGTGGAGGAAATGCGTAAGCAATATGCTTACGATATTTCTCCTGAAGCCTTGGTTGAACAACGTAGATTAATTAAGTTCATCAATCAATATTACGAATCCAAGGGTACAGAAAATGCTGCGGAATTATTCTTCCGCATGATGTATAATGATACCGTCACCATTAAGTACCCAGGTGATTATGTACTTCGTGCCTCAGATGGTATTTGGGAATCAAAGAAAACCATCAAGATTGATACTGACTACACACAGATAGATCCTAGTTCTCTGGCGTTAGCACCAGCTACACTACGAGCTGAACCATCTGATGTATTTTCTCTAAAGGAGAAAACCATCTATTTGAAGTATCATCGTCGAGAAGAAACAGGATTAAATTTGTATAGTCTTGAATTTGGTTGCGTAAACACCAGTCAAATCATTACAAATCAAGATATCTATAAACTTGAAATTGATATTCCAAAAGCCACACGTATTGATGATGTGAACACGGCATTGTCTACCTTGCCATATTATGATACCGTTTGGGTGACAGCATTTGATAATGGCGTAGAATACGTATATGGATTTTTGACACAACAACTCATAGGATATGAAGTGCTGTACGGAGGTGAAAACTTCCGTCGTCGTGACACCTTTACTGTTGAAGTATCAGAATCAGCTTTATATCCTATTCCTGGTCAAGAAAATAATAACGGTATAGTTCGTGTGGCAGGAACAACATCAAAAGATGCCGAAGAATATTTTGCAACCGACTATGTGACTCCAGGCTCAGAATATGCCATAAGTGATGCTTTCAGTGGTATCATCAACTCATTACGATTCATTTCAACTGGACATAGATTTGATATCACAGGTGATTATTTTGCTGAGGCATATGATGAAAGCAATGATTATACCACATATAAGGACTTTGACCGTGTATTTGATAACCCACGCGGTAATGAATATGCCACGTTGGTTACAGGAGATTATTTCCAAGAATACAGCGGTGATTCCAGATACATGGAAACCAATGATGACACAGGATATACGGATTTCAATGTTGATACCTATAACATCACAGCAGCACGCATTCGTTTCCAAGTAGGTTACATCTATGAACATCCAGGCGCCTGGAAGAACAATGCAGGTTTCCTATCAGACATCAATAAGCTACAAGATAATTACTATTATCAACCATATTCATATGTGGTACAAACAAAAAATACCCCATATGAAACATGGAATAATCTATACAAAAATAGTGCCCACCCAGCTGGATTTATTGTATTCGGTGAATTGTTAGTTGAAGATGCCATTAACTTTGAACCCATCACAATTGAAAGCACACAATACTACGTTCAAAACTTCATTGATGGTGTTCAACCTGTTGATAGTGTTGCCAAGAATGTTGGAAAACCTGTTGATGATACTGTGTATGCTTCACAATCTTATGCACCCGATTACTTTGCAGAAATATATACGGATGGAGAAACATTTGTCTATGATTTCAACAAGGTATTGGATGTAATCACAGTTGACACTGTAGATAGTGTTGCATTAAATGTGGAGCCTGTGTTTGCTGATTCCATCTTGACTAATGAACAAACTATTAAGGAAGTCACATTATTTGGTGTGACAGATTCCATCATATTCAGTGATTCAGCTGAATCTGAAATTACTATTGTTAGAACATTTGATGATACATTTACTGCAACTGATGAGGGTCAAGAATCTTATTCATCAGGGTTCTTTGCTGAAGATTATGTTGCTGATGTGACATTTGAAATTACTGTAGATAAAGTATTGGATACACCTGTTATTACAAATGACACATTGGCATTTGAAATAGAAAATGTTTTAGGTGACACCTTTAATACAGCTGATAATCTTACAAAAGATGTATCATTGTTAAATGTTACTGACTTAGTTGAAGTAAATGAATCATTAGATAGTGTATTTAATTATGGTATAGATTTATCTGATTCATTTATAACAAATGATGTTTTGGCCAAAGAAGTATCATTTTCATTAGATGATGATGTTGAGTTAAATGATGAACCTGCAATTCTATTTGAGAAAAATAATATTACAGATAGTTTTACATTATCAGATTCTTCAACTAAAAATATTGATTTGGTAATTGATGTTGTAAATACATATTCAAGCGGCACATATTTTGATGAAGATTATGTAAATGAAAATCAAGTAACTTTCATTGAAGAAGTTATTGTATCAACGGTTGTATTAGATGATACTGTTGTAACATCAGATGAATCAACAAAATGGTTGTATAGAACCACAGAAGATTACATTGCCGCAGATGATAATTTAACGACAAAAGAATCCACACTAAATAAATCAGAAACGGTAAATACTGTTGATACAATCACACAAATTGATACGGAAATATATTTTGCTGATAGTATCACTGTCACAGACACAGCGATTCGAACATTTGACCAACAAAATGATGCCACAAGTGATTTGGCAGAAGACCTGTCTATTGCTGATGAAAGTGTAGTAACTATTTTACCTGTATACACTGATAGTGTAGCTCTGACAGATGATCCTGTAGTTCTAGAAATTGATTATGTTCTGTCTGATGCCCCAGTTATCACAGAAACATTGGCAAGGGATGTAGACAAATTCTTCATTGATGAAAATGGATTGTTCACAGACGCCATCTCTGTTGGTGTTGACGATTATGCTGTAAATGGATATGTGGATATTGGTTATGGCGGCACAGTTACACAAAATACGGACATTACACGAACCACAACTACAACTACAACTACAACTACAACAGCAGCACCAACTACAACAGCAGCACCAACTACAACTACAACTATTGCTCCTATCACACCTGAATACTGGTGGAGAGCAGATAGTGGATTGAACAGTTCGGAATGGGTGGCTGCAAACGGAGGAATAAACTTCACATTCCCATCAGGTGTGGAAAGTGCAGGAGTTAACGGTGTTACGTTTAATGACAATTCAGGTGAATATGGTATATCAACAGTTCTTCCTACAAATATTGATGCCAAGCATGTATTCATTCGTTTCAGCAACTACGATTCGTTAGACCATGGCGCCATCATGGGAGGAACACAATCCAATATTCATGAAATTGCGTTCAACCCACAAAACGGCAATCTATACACAGTGGAAAACCTGACTACTGAGGGAGGCGCTTACACATATGCAGCATTAAACGCAGGATATCCTACACATACATTATGGATGGATTTCACCAATACATTCCTACCTGTAACGTATTATGATTATGATAATCAAGGAATCGCATTAACTGTGTATGCAGGATCATATATAAGCCGATTCCGTTGGAACGCAGGTTCACAGATATATTTAGGACGTAGAAAAGAAGTCAATGGTTCTGATGGATATGCATCAATCACAATACTTGAAGTGGCCATTTTTACGACTGCATTAACTACGGAACAGGCTAAGAATTTCCGAGCTCAGATGTTCTCACGTTTTTCTCCTCCAACCACCACAACTACAACAACAACTTCGGGGCCAACTACTACCACAACTTCGGGGCCAATTACTACCACAACAACACAACCACCAGGTCCCCAAGTGTTTGATATTGTTGACACTGACCTATCTTTGACACGCGAAACATATGGTGTATTGTATAATGCATCATTAGAAAGTGGAAATGATTGGCAAGTTTCTCCGTTAGGAACCGAATGGAATTCTCAATATATTGACCCTGTGAATTATGGTTGGAGTGAACTATCAAATGTCGCAACAAGAACATATGGAACATTTAATTACGCCTTGAATAACCAAGTAGGTAATTACGCTGTAGCAACTGAGCTTGTAATGCATGATACAATCAACAATAAATATTACAAGTTTGACATTACATTATGGACAAATAATGGAAACGGTGCCAGATATTCATACATAAGACAGGAAATTGACCCTGCCACGGGTAATTTAATTGGAACACCTGTACTATCAGAAAGACTTTGGCCAATCTTATAATTGGTCCACAAGTAGTATAAATACTCATAACAACTTTTTACTTTTCTAGGAGAAAACAATGGAAGAAAACATCAAAGCCTCAGGTAAGTTGACCATCGTTCTACGTGACGAAAATGGCAACATCAAAGAAGAACGTACACATGAAAATCTAGTGGTAACCGCTGGTTTGGAACACATTGCTTCACGTATGGTAGGCACATCTTCAGGTGTCATGTCACACATGGAAGTAAGTAATTCTTCAACAGCAGCATCATCAGGTCAAACAGCTCTACAAGGTGCTTCTTTGACAGGTGGTCGTCAAACGTTAACTTCATATTCTGCATCAGGTGCAGTTGTAACAGCTGTAGCCACATTTGAACCAGGTGAAGGTACAGGCGCTCTAACAGAAGCAGGTATTTTCAATGCTTCTTCAGCAGGCACAATGCTCTGCCGTACAGTATTCCCTGTGGTAAACAAGGGTGCTTCCGATAGCATGTCAATCACTTGGACCATCACAGTTTCATAATCTAGTATAAAAACAATATGGCAAACCTGATTCCTGCGGTGACCCGGCATGAAATTGCCAGGTCAGTTTACCGTGACATCATTACAGGAAAAGATTTCTACTATGTGTTTGCAGGTAAAACATTTACAGAAACAGAAACTCCTGTAGATACACGACACTATGTTGCTGATATTCATAGAAATATGATATTGGCAAAACGTATCGTGCCAGGTCCTAACGATGTCGTTTATATGATTGAACGCAAGGACTGGGAATCAGGTGCCACATATGTTGCATATAGCGACTATGCTGTTTTAGGTTATGATGACGATGGTACATTTGTGGTAGAAGATTTCTATGTGATGACAGATGAATATCACATTTATAAGTGCTTGAAAGTGGGAGATGGTGCTTCTACCTTCAAACCCACATCCATGGACCCAGAACCAGAAGAACTTAATGACGGTTACATTTGGAAGTTTATGTATGAGGTTCCTGTTCTTGATAGAATTAAGTTTTTAACAGATGAATATATTCCTGTAAGAAATGTGTCGGATGGTGTGAACTTTGATGTGAATGGTGTTATTGAATCTGTTCGTATCGAAGACCCGGGTGAAGGATATATTGATCCTTATCTTGTGATTGTGGGTGACGGTCTTGCGCCACAAACAATTTCATTTAATGCTGATACATCAGTCACAGGTTCCACAGGTGATGATATTCATACCATTCAGTATATTGGACACACATTCATTACAGGTGATAGAGTATTATATAGCACGGGAAGTGGCACAACAATTGGAGGATTGGTACACAACAATGTGTACTATGTAATTTATTATACTGACCGAAAAATTCGTTTAGCCACAACATTGGCTAATGCTGAAGCCAATGAATACATTGAAATCACACCGGGGTCAGGTATTAATCATACATTGACACCTATCAGCTCGGCTGCAATAGATAATCCAGGTGTATATAGAAGTTCCGTAGTTACAACAGATGGTATGACTGGTGCCATTACAGACATTGAAATTACAGACTCTATGCGTGGTTATACACATGCACGCGCCATCATGTATGATGCAAAGGCTACACCTTTAGATTATGATGTGGACGTTCCTGGCTCAGAAGTGTTCACAGGAACCATCACTGCCGATATGGAAGATAAAACCATATTAGGTATTGATACAATATTCACAGAAGAACTTGCAGTAGGGTGGTCCCTAACAGACCATCATAATAACATCATCGGGGTGATTGCATCTATTACATCAGATACCGAACTTGAACTTGTTACGTTTGCTGACGTAGATGTACCTAACGAAGCATTTGGCGCATTTCGTGGAGGCGGATTTAAAGGTGTTGTGATTTTAGGGTCTGAAGTTGCAAGTCAAGCCAATAAGGATGTGGTATTAGATACGGTTCACGGCGCCATTTATCGTGTTGATATTCTTGATGGCGGCGAAGGATATGATAGTATTACCTTAGAAGTAAAAGGTGACGGTACAGGAGTACAATTATATGTTGATCCTGATGAGGATATTGATGCCGAAGGTACCATCACAAATGTACAAATCACAAATTATGGGCAAAATTACAACTATGGTGATGTAATTGTATCAGGAATACATACATCTCCTGCATCGTTTAGAATTCATGTAGGTCCTCAACGAGGCCATGGATTCAATATTGCACAAGAATTGTTTGCACGAACACTTTGTATCAGTGCAACAATTACCACAGAAAATGCTGACTTGTTTCAAGGCAATGATTTTCGTCAATTAGGTGTTGTAAAAAACTTGAAATTATACAACAGTATTCAGGATGTTGATATTGGGTATCTACAAGAAGATACTGCAACTGGCGCATTTATCATCACTGTGCCTGAGGGTGAATACATTGAATACAATGCCGACGATGAAATTGAAGCCTCAACAGGTGGCATATATAAAGTATTAACAAAATTGTTTGATGAGACAGAGGAAGTATACAAAGTATATTTGTTGTATATGACTGGTACAGAAGGACTAACCGCTGATACCACGTTCACTAACTTAACAACAGAATACGAAAACTTATCATGTGATACTGTAGTAGAACCTGAGTTTGATAAAAACACAGGAACCATTATCTACGTTAATGAATTCTCTCCCATCTCTCGAACCGCAGAACAATTTGAAACCATTAAACTCTTTCTACACTTCTAGGTAAACATGGCCATCAATTTAGGAACCTCACCTTATTATGATGATTTTGATGGAGAAAAGAATTTCCACAGAATCCTTTTCAAGCCTGGCTATGCTGTTCAGGCCCGTGAACTTACACAACTACAAACCATTCTTCAAAATCAAATACAGCGCTTCGGCGACCATGTGTTTAAAGATGGCTCTGTGGTTGTGGGTTGCGATGAAACATTCCAATTTAATGTTCCATATGTAAAGATTAATGATAATAATACAGCAGGAATCACAATTGCTGCTGCATCATATGAAACATATAAGACCTCATTAGTGAATGCTACAGTCTCAAACGAATTGGGAGTAACAGCAAAAATTGTACGCGTAGATGAGGATCCTACAGGACAAAGAGTTTTATACTTGAAATATGAAACTTCATATTATGATGCCATCACTGAAACAACTACAACAACTTTTGCAGCAAATGATGCCTTAACTATTAAAGACTCAAATGATGTAACGTTATCATTTAAGTTTTCAGTTGTAAGTGCAGGTGCTATTGGTACAGGTTCATTATATACAATTGGTGACGGTATTGTGTATGCCGAAGGTGCTTTTGTGCGCCATGAATCACAAACACAAGTATTGAGTTTCTATGATAGCGCACCTTCGAAGAACATTGGATTTCGAGTAGTATCCAGTTCTGTCACCTCAGATGATGATGTAAGTTTGTTAGACCCAGCTGCAGGTTCATATAACTATGCTGCACCAGGAGCAGACCGATACAAGATTGTTACTCAACTTGAATCATATGATATTGGAACCACACCTGATGATGGTTTCTATCAATTATTCATTGTTGAAGGTGGTGTAGTAAAACGTGTATTCAACAAGCCTCAATACGCGGAATTACAACGTGTGTTGGCACAACGCACATTTGATGAATCAGGAAATTATGTAGTATCTGGCTTGAATATCAATGTACGTGAACATTTGAAAACCTCTGTGAACAATGGTCGTTACACTGTAGCTGAATTGGGTGATGCTTCAAAAATTCTTTATGGCGTGGAACCAGGTAAGGCCTATGTTGAAGGTTTTGATTCTGAATTAAAAGCAACTGAATATCTAACCGTATCCAAGGCAACTGAAACACAAAATGTTGTTGAGCAACAAATCTTCACATTGTTTGGTAATTATGTCTATGTGAAAAATGTATCAGGTAGCTGGGGATTGGCTGAAGATAACACAACCATAAGTTTGTTAGATGGCGCCACACTTGTGGCAACCGCAAAGTTTCGTTTACTACAACATCATTCAGGATCAACTGGAACAGGTAGCACACGTTTCTACAAGTTGTACATGTATGGTCTCACCTTCGAATCAGGGAAGGGTTTCACAGACTTGGCAGCTGTAGATACGATTACAGCAACGAACTCAACTGCCACCGTGGCAATCACACCAGGTGATAATCTAGGCGGTCCAGAACAAGCAGCATTCAAGTTACATGAAGGAACTTATAATTCATTAATCTTCCCAACAGGATCAAAAGCTGTTGTGGAATATGAAGATGATACCGATTATTTCTTCTGGAAATATCTAGGCGAATATACATTTGATGGCTCTGGAAATGGATCAATTTCCGTTAGTGGCGTAAATCAAACACTGGCAGGATCTTCAGCTACCTATCAACAAGATTTCATTGTTGTAGAACCATCCGGTGCTTCATATAATCTAGCTAACATCACAGGATATACTGTAGGTTCAACAACATCAGGCACATTACAAATCAATGTTGCTGATGCAGGTGCCAACAGAAAGGTGTATGCTCGAGTACGTCAAGGCAATGGTGCACCTATCAATTTAACACTGGATACTACATATCTTGCTGTAGATAGTTCTGTGTTAACAGGAACCAGTTTAACTAATCTAACAACTAATAAAACATTATACCTAGGTGTGCCTCATGTACATGATATTCAAACTGTACATATGGCAGCATCTTCAGAGGCATATCCAGGTGCATATTCTACTGTCACATCAGATGCAGCTTGGACGGATGTAACTAATGATTTTGAGCTATATTTAAATTCTAATGACAATGTGTATAATACATCATATATCAAATACACAGGAACAGAATCATTAGCAGCTAAAAAGTTTGTTATTAAATTCAGAAATTTTGCTCGGTCATCAACATTAGGATATCTTAATAGAAATTCTTATCAAAGTGCTTTGATTGATTTTGACCCAACAACATTAGATACAGGAAAACAAATCTATACATACGAACTACCCGTGTATACATCTGATTTGACAGGTATCACTTATGACCTGCGTGATGTGATTGATTTCCGTCCTACAGTAACTCCACGTACAGGATATTCGGGTGAATCATATGCATCAACCATTATATCAGGTATGGGTGCATCTGAGAACATTCCGGTTACAACATTGAACACAACTAACGGTATTGCAATTCCGGATCCCGAAAGTGTATTGACAGCATCATTCTCGTTCAATCTTCCTAGAAAAGATAAAATCATTTTAACCCGTGATGGTGAATTTAAGGTTCTTCAAGGTGTATCATCCTTGAATCCTCAAACACCCGCTGATGCCCCACACGCCATGACTTTGGCAACTGTGGAATTGGCACCATATCCATCATTATCAACCTATGCCTCACGTGCATATGACCGTGAAGATTATGCAGCCATCCTTCGATTGGTAGATAATCGTCGTTATACAATGCGTGATATTGGTGAATTGGAACAACGTGTAAATCGTTTGGAGTATTATACAGCATTGTCCATTGCTGAGAATCGTGCAGCCAATATGTTGATTCAAGATAGCACAGGTACCGCTATGTTGAAGAAGGGTATCCTTGTGGATGCCTTTGATGGACATGATGTGGGTAATGTGTTTGATGCAGATTATTATGCCGCTATAGACACAAAAAATAAAATTTTACGTGCGCCATATGACATCAATAATATTCAGTTTGAGCTAGACGGCAATACAGATGAAACCATTATCATTGATTATGAAGAAGAAGGAGAAACTACAAGTTATCTAACAATTGCAGAAAATCGTTTTGCATCAAAGAGTCGTGTTTGTGGTAACGCTTTATTAGGTAATTATATGTCAGGTAACTTGCGTTTGGATCCCCCTCAACTTGCTTGGGTAGATGTGAATGCTCGTCCTGATGTACAAGTAAATTACAATGGTATCAATGACGGTTGGGAATTCAATAGCAATGCTTTCTCAATTCATTGGAACGGCTGGCAAACAATTTGGAACGGTATGGAGCTCACCAATCTACCTGTATTGAGCATTACAACAGTTGCAGGATTGGCAGGTCTTCGAGGAAGTGAATTTGCTCCTCTTGTATCAGACATCACACGAAACATTGCCACACTGGGAAGAATGCCTGAAAACAATCTTCGTACTGTGGGTGTTCGTGTACTTGATGTTTCAGTTGTGCCATTTATTGCAGAACAGGTTGTCACATTTACAGCAACAGGATTGAAACCAGGTACTTTTGTGAAGGCATATTTTGATGGTGAAGATGTATCAGAACACTGTCGTTATTTCACATTGCCTACAGGTGTTACAGCAGCAACCATTCAAGAATTGAATGCTAATGTTTTACTATCACAATATGAAGGTAGTGCATCGGAATATGGTGATAACATGATTGTGGATAGTTCAGGTACATTGATTGGTCAATTCTTGATTCCTGCTAACAGATTCCGTGTCGGTAGTAAGGTATTCAAATTAACTGATGTGTCATCAACAACATCAGCAGCAATACAATTACAAGCCACAGGTATTCCTAGCATCAATGAAGGTACAATTGCATCTACTCGTTTCCCTGATGTGCGTCAAGATGCACTAGATGAAACACAAAATAGTGTGGTAAATCGTTTACTTGTAAATAATCCAAGCACATTCAGTCCCACTTCGTACGGTGACCCAATGGCACAAACCTTCATTGTTGAAGGTGAAACTGACGGAGCCATGGTGGATACTGTGCTTCTTTATTTTAAGAGAAAGTCATCTACCAAGAAGTTTACAATTCAAATTCGTGAAGTTATTAATGGATTCCCAGGCAATAAGATTGTCCCATTTAGCACTAAAACTTTGAGTCCATCAGAAATTGTTGCCTCAGCAACAGCAGCTACTTCAACCGCATTCGTGTTTGATGCACCGGTATATTTGAAGAATAATACAGAATATGCTTTAGTTCTATTACCTGAAAGCAACACCACTGATTATGAAGTATGGTGCTCTGAATTGGGTCAAAACATGATAGGCACAACTGAACGTATCACACAACAACCTAATGTAGGTGTATTATTCATTCCAAATAATAACACTTCATGGACAGCACTTGAAGCTGAAGATTTGAAGTTCTATGTGTATGGTCGTCAACGTCAGGCATCTCGTACAGTTACATTGACTTCTGCTCCTGTTGACTATTTGACATTATCACAAACAGGCACCTACACATTGAAGCCAGGTGATGTTGTAAAGGTGTTTGATGATACTCAAACAACGTTGGGTGGCACCATTGATAACGTAGTTGGCAATGTAGTTACCGGTGCTGGCACGGCATTCACCACATCATTGAATGTAGGTGACCATCTTCGTATGCTTATTCCCGCAACATCTGTGTCCGGTACACTTAGCATTAATTCAGGTACACCAACAACAGTGACAGGTACAGGCACACAGTTCACAACAGAATTAAAAGAAGGTGATATCCTTTATCAAGATAATGACAATAGTGTTATTGGTAAAGTGGAAAGTATTACATCAAATACAGTATTAACTTTAACATCAGCAGCAACAGCAGGTTCAGGTATCGTCTACAAAGTACGTGCTGTTCTAGGTGAAGTAAAAGATATTGTGAGTAATACATCATTGAAACTTGTGGAAGAATATGATAGAAGCACAGCATTTTTAGCTAGTACAGCCACAACTACAGGATATAAAGATGATACCACAGTTGAAGGATATATTTCATTAGTAAATGGTGATGATGTAGATGTATACATTACTTCTGGGTATTTCACAGCAGGCGATGAGTTTACAGTTGGTACATCAACCTTTACAGTTGATAGTATCAACAATAAGACATTAACGGCATTTGTACCAAACTTTGGCATTCTATCCGTAGATCCTGTAACACAGGTTCAATTGTCTTATAAGTTACTTGATACATCAAGCACCTATTATCCAAGTGTTACCGATTCATATATTTCAATGAGTAATGGAGAAACGGTAGAATTACCAGAAACCTATACATTATATTCTCATTCTAATACTACAGGTCAAATTCCTACAATGAAAGTGAAGGCGGTCTTGTCATCTACAAATGTAAGAATTACACCTATTGTTGATAGTAAAAAATTAAATATGTTGGTATTAGGAAATGATATTGATGCAGAAGGGTCTTCAAATGCCATCTATGTAACACGTACTGTAACTTTAGATGGCGACGGTGCGGATGATTTACGTGTGTTCTTTGATATGCTTCGTCCTGAAGCATGTTCAGTAAAGGTTGAAGCAAAACTACAACGTTTAGAAGATGACCGTCCTTTCGCTGATGTAACTTGGGTGGAACTAGATGAAACGGCTCCAACAGTATACAACAGTAGCATTTCACAGGAATATTCATATTCAGTACCCACAGCAAGTTTGGTATCATATAAGAGATTTGCTGTAAGAATCACAATGAATTCTACTGATAAGAGCAAGACACCTCTCATCAAGAATCTACGTGCCATTGCGGTGATATAATGGAAACCACGTATATTCGGGATAAGAATTCCAAAGCTCTTATAAATACAGATACAACATCGGTTATTGCTCGGCGTCAGGAAAAGCGTCAGGTTCAAAAGATATCCGAGCTTCAAGAAGAAATTAACGAAGTCAAAAACGACTTGTTAGAAATAAAACAATTATTACAATCAATAATCAACAGAGGATAACTTATGGCTACCTTAACGCTTCGACAAACAGCCCCAGCAACAGGAACAAATAAAGGCGCTCCATTAACTAATGCTGAAGTTGATGCCAACTTCAACAGCCTAGATACCGCAAAACTTGAAAAGTCAGGCGGTACCATGACAGGTTCGCTTGTATTAGCAACAGGAACAACAACCGTTGCACCATTGAAGTTTGTGGCTGGTACAAACTTAACCACAGCAACCGCAGGCTCAATGGAGTTTGATGGTTCAAGCTTGTTCTTCACTCCTGCTAGCACACGTAAAACTGTAGCTTTCACAGATAGCAACATCACAGGAACTGCAGCCAGCTGGACAACTGCTCGTACCATCACACTTGCAGGTGATTTGTCAGGATCTGTGTCAATTGATGGTACATCAAGTGTCACACTAACAGCAACAGTTGCTTCTAATTCTATTGCACTAGGTACAGACACAACAGGTGATTATGTGTCATCTTTAGTGGCTGGCACAGGTGTGTCATTAACAAATAACAGCGGCGAAGGAGCAACACCAACAATTGCCATCGGTCAAGCCGTAGGAACTGCAAGTGGTGTTACATTTGGTAGCATCAACGTTGGTTCAGCAACAGGAGCAACAACAGGACAAGTGAAAGCATCAGGTGACATCATTGCTTTCTCAACATCAGATGAACGTTTGAAGTCAGATGTGGCAGTGATTACAGATGCCTTATCAAAGGTGAAGGCACTTCGAGGTGTCACATATACATGGAACGAAGAAGCATCCAAGTTAGGACTACAAGGATCAGATACAGGTGTGATTGCTCAAGATGTTGTTTCCGTGCTACCTGAAGTTGTCACCACACGTGAAAGTGGACACATGGCTGTGAAATATGAAAAGATGATTGGTTTGTTAATTGAAGCTGTTAAGGAACTAGATGAGAAGGTAAGTAAGTGCACCTGCACTAAGTAAGAATAGGAGATTATAGACAATGGCCATCGTATCCAGCGGTCAGATATCAATCAAAGATGTAGGCGACGAAAAAGGATTGCCATCAAGCGAGCTATCCCTCCAGTCATTGTCTACAACAAATATCAACACATTAGGAGGTATATATCCTGATGGTGTTACCCCACATGCTCTAAGTGAGTTTTATTCCTATAATCATAATTTTACAACAACAACTACAAGTACAACAAGTACCACAACAGCAGCACCAACAACTACAACAAGTACCACAACAGCAGCACCAACAACTACAACAAGTACC